GATAAATATAAAGAGGAATCTTTACAACGAATACTTGAGTTTTATAAATCTAAGGGCTATACACAACTAGGTAGGTGGACAGTTCAGGATTCCACTAAATCATTTGATAATATGTTTGAACGTGATTCAAATGGAAATATTACATCCGAATTTAAGGTAAAAAACCCATACGATCCAAATTCTACATTATCAGATGCAGAAAGAAAATGGCTTAAATCATTCCTATGGACTATAAATAAAACTAGAACAGGAATAAAAGATCCTAACATATCTGAATCCACAGCAATAAAAACTCCAGAAGTACAAAAACTTATTGAAAGTGGACACTATTTTGATGTCCCTTTATTAAGAGGTACAGCATTTACTCAATTTAAAAATAAGAGTTATTCCAATTGGATAAAAGATAAATGGAATGAAGCTGCGGATATGAGAAGAATTACTGGACTACAAGAGGGGTATATCCAAGAAGACATCTCAGATTATACCAAGATGTATAACTTTTTAAATATCTCAGAAAATAGAAGAGCAGAACTATTATCAGAAAAAGAAACCACATATTGGGAAACTAATCTTGAATTAGTTGAAGATGTGTTTGCCCATGCGTCTATTAGAAAATCTGTATTTGATGAACTTCTTCCATTTATTCATGATATGAGAAATGCAGTAAATTTATATGCATATGATGGAAAAATTCCAATTGAAGACCTTCAAAAACAAATAGATCTATATGTTAGAACTGTGATATTTAATGAACCTGGTCCACAAGGTGCAGAAAGACAAAAAACACTAAAGATTATAAATACATTTGCAGCAGTTACTAGATCTATGATGCTAGGATTGAATCCTAATTCACTATTTAGAGAACCTATTCAAGGGTTTTATATGATGGCTTCTAGAGCTGCTAACAGAGTATTAGGTGCTAATTCATTTACTGTTAATGATTTAAGAAAAGCATACACTAGGTTTATGAGAGATGGAGGAGGTCCGTTTGGGGATAACTGGTCTATGCTAGAACATTTAAATCATTTATATGGTATGACACAAATGGATGTTAATGGATTACCTTATATGCTATACTCAGATAGAAAAGGTATTAGAGGATTAGCGAGAAGAGCACCTTATTGGGCCACAACTGCTCCAGATTTTTTAAATCGTATGGTATTTTTAACAGCTCAAATGTATCATGATGGGGCAATAGATGCTCATTCTATAGTAAATGGAAAATTAGTGTATGACTGGAGAAAAGACAAAAGATATTCTGAATTTGCTAAAGGCAATAAAACACATCCAGAGTACAACAATCAAAAAGCTGCCTATTACGCACATTTGCAACAATTTAATAAAGAAGGATACAATCTTAAATTTAATGAATCTAATCCAGAAGCGTTGCCAATGGCATATACTATAGCAGAAAAAAGAAATATTAAATCCTCTTCTGATTCTCTCTTTGGATACATGGATCATGAGAATGCTATGGCTGTTAGGCACACATTAATGGGTAAGTTATTTTCTCAATTTCAAATGTACTTTTCTTCTACTAGAGAAAGATGGTTACTTGGAGGAACTGATAAAACTCCAAAAGGTGAATGGAAACAAAAAGTAAATGAGAATGGGGAATTATTATACTTAAAGGAAACTATAGATCCGGAAACTGGAGATATTACAATGGAGGAAACTACAGAAGTTACCCCAATAAAAGCACAGGAATGGACTGGAAGATTTATTGAGGGAATGGTTAATAGTTTTGCTTGGTATATGAAATATCTTTTTAAGAATGGCTTTAAGAAAAATGAAGAATTTGAAGGCTATGAACATCTTAGATATAGACAACAGAATATAAGACAAGGATTTACAGATATTATCTGGCAAGCATTAATGTTAATGATGTTAAGACTTATATTGGGAAGTATTATTGAAAAAGAAGGAGATATTGACAAGGGTACTAAAACAATGTTAACACAAATGTTTCAACGATCTACAGATGAATTAAATCCAGGTGCAGCCATTGCTCCTATATTATTTATGAAATCTGCTACTATTGAAGGAGTCCAAAACTTATATGATGCTGGAGCTAAATTAGTAGAGGGAGAATCCTCCTTTGGTAAAGAAGCGGTTAGAAATATAGCTGTCTTAAGAACACTTGATAATTTTACATCCTCAAATGAATAAGAAAAAAAAATAACCCTACAATACCATAAGGTACTGTAGGGTTAGAAAAAGAAATACCTGTATAATACTATTAAGTACTATACAGGTATTTTTATTATGAACTAAAATATGTTAGATAATCAGATATTGCTGTCTGATTAGAATCTTTTTTGTCTATTCCTTTCAAAAGTAAATTAGTCAATCCTTTTGCTCCACCCAAATGTGCGGCTCCTAATATACCATATTCGGTTAAAGGAATCCCATTCCAATTTCTATTTACATTAGAATTAATAATTGTGGATAATTGACTTTTATGTTTATCAGTGTATTTAATAATTGCATTAATCTGATTTTTCCAATCAGACATATATTCATCTGTGGTCATTCCAACATCCTGTAATGCTGCATCTCCCATTTGAAATAATCCCTTATATCCTTGTTTGTTTACAATATTAGGATTAAAATTGCTTTCCCTTTGAGCTAGTTTTATTAAATAATTTTTATAGTTATCATCTATATCCAACCCTTTAATGTATGTAGTAATTTCTTCCTTTTGGCTTGGGATTTTTTCAGTTTTCTTGGATTCGGTAAGTGAATTATCCTTGGGCCTAGTGAATATTATTGGGTTGGACTTTTTAGTGATTGGTGTAGATTTAGCTATTTGTGTCGGAGTACTATCTGTTACAAATGAAGTCGAAGTGTTTAAGTCTTCCAAAGGATCTAATTTTATTCCTTCATTTTCCAATCTTTGATAGAATTCTGTATAATCAACATATGGGGTCTCCATCACTTAATAATTCTATAGTTAATATTACATCATTAATACTATCTATATTTAACCGAGTCCAACAACATCCATTCAATCCTAATTCAAATGTATTATTTACATAAGTAATACATACACTTGGATTTATATAATAAATCATTGACTCTGGAATCCCATCTATAAAACCAAATCCTAAGGGTAATAAATCTTTAGGTTCTATCATAGTGTTAAGTTATCAGCTGTTGGTTCAATAGTGTTTCCTGTAGAAGGATCTTTACTAGAAGGATATGGATCAGGTTGATTTAATCTCTTTAAATCCATTCCCAACCACATTACTGCTTCCTGTAGCTTTGTAATACATAAACTTCTTTCTCTACTTGCAGGAAGAGCTTTAACTTCTTGAATCTTTTCATCTATTTCCTTCCTAAGCCTTTTATTTTCTGTTACTTCATTAATCATATATTTTAAATTTTAATTTTAGACATTATTTCATTTTTAATTAATGGATGAATTTTTACTAATTTATCTGTCCAATAAGGCCCAATACAGACGTTTTTAAGCACTTTTGTGTTGAAATCGACCTCTTTATACAGGGGAATATTTAAATCCTCACAATGCTTAATTATAATCTCAATTTGGTTGAGTGGTATACTGTCTAAAACTACTGTCTTACATTTACCTTTTAACCAATAAACTACTATTCCATTTGGTCTAAATTCGCCATTTATAATTAGACCTACTGTTTGGGACTTTATCTTTTTGATAGAAAACAATTGAAGAAAACCTTTTATAACAGAGAATATAGTATCTTGGATTATGCTATTCATTGTATCTTTATTAAAGATAACAACCGAATAAACATAATCCTTAGCCTGTAAATGTGTTTTAGAATCTAAATTAATTAAAGACATTATGATTAAGAATCAAATTTATATTCATATACATCTCCTAATTCTAATAAATTCTCAGGAAATTTATATTCAGTATCTTTAGATCTAACTAATTCTTGATTTATAAAATCATATAAATTTTTAAATACACTAACAGTATTAAGATCTAAAAATGTATAATCATCAGGAAATTCTACAAATTCCCATTGATAAGATCCATAATCTAATTGTAATAAATGATATTCAATGAATCCATCTTCAGGATTTTCTATAAGAATAAATCCTATAGAATCTCCTAAGATATATACTCTTTGATCATCTAAATTATATTTAAATCTTAATACTACATTTCTATTAATATTTGAATAATCATATTTACCTTCAATAATAGATTTAGGATTATTTAAATCATTATTAATAGTATTTGTTAATTCAAATATTTCATATTCTCCCAATTTCATTTATTTTGGAACATTAAAGTTTCTACTAAATAGTATATTGCGTCTAATTGTCCATCTGTAAGACTTATCATTTTTTCATCTATAGTTATATCATAACCTTCCCCATTTGTCCACTCTGTAACCTCAATAAAGGAATTTTCTTTAGCTAAATAGTCATATTTCCTAAGACTATCTGATACAGATTTTCTTTGAGTAATTTCTAATTTATTTTCCATTTATAGTATTTATAAAAATTTGTGTGATAATATCTATATTCATCGTTATTTGCTTGTATACATCCCACTTCTCCCTATCTTTGTCATTAGGCCAATCTGAGAGAATAATTTCATATTCACACCTTGACCACCATTGATATTTACTTTCTTTAATAATAAAGTCTTTAAGTTCTTCAAAAGTGGATGGTTTATCGTTGGATTCGTCATAACATCTTACCAAATAAGGTATGATGTCATAAGGGACCATTTTCTTACTATTAAAATCGTAGATAATTACATTAAATTTATTCATATTAAATTTCTTTTAATAAATTTCTTTTAATAAATTCTTCATGCAAAGGATGAGCTAATATATAAGCATCAGGGTGTGCATGATCTTTATCATCTCTTAACTTAAAGAAATGTTTCCAATCTGAAACGAATCCAGTCATTACTAATTCAGTTTTTAAAGCATTGGTGAGGACTTGTCTTGCTTGTTGGGAAGTCCAACCTAATTGAATAAGATGCAAATATTCTTTTTCTGTATAACACAAGGATCTAACAAATGCTGCTTCTTCTTCATTTGTACATCTGTCAATAATAAGACACCTATCATAAGGTTCCTCTACATCATCAATAGAATAAGAACCAGCTTTAAGGTCTAACCAGCTAGGTATAATAAAGGTAAGTTCATTGCCAAACTTATCTTTGCTATAGTTACAATACATTTGTTATGTTAAGGCTCTTTATCCTTAACTCTCCTCGTTTCCAAGGAGTATCGGACTATATCATCATCCTTTATGGATGCCCAGCACTCGTGTCAGTATTATATTCTATGAGGTCTTCTTGGGCCTCTTAATTCAAATCCCCATATCATAGCAGCTAATGGTATTGTAAATACACAACACATTAGTATAACATAGATAGGTAATTGAATTAAATACCCTATATAATTAAATACATATTTTACCATAGTTTCAACTGTTAGTCTCTGAACCTTCCAACTTTGTTAAAGGTTGGCTTGGCTGCTGATTAGCATGATTAATTTAATTAATTTTAGCTTTCCAGCAATTCACTGGATTTTCTTAATATATTACTATATTAAGCCGCCATTGTTATTCGACGGGTACTTTCTTGAGCAAAACTGAATACTCTATGTCTACAAAAAGATTGTGATCCAATTCTATCCATAGTAAACTTTACAGTAATTCTCTTTTCATGATATTCTGTAGGTTCACATAGATATTTTAAATCATCAAGCCAATTATTTTCTACCAACACTCTAAGATTAGTAGTAACAAGCAATCTTATAGTTTCTTCAATTGCTCCCTCTTTTGTTTTAGCTTCTGAGTATTTGTTATGGTAGTACTTTGTTAGAGGATTAATACCACTCTTTACAGTCTCATATTGTAAATATACAGTCCCATGTTCTAATACAGAGAAATGTTGTTTATTTTTTAGCATCTCAATAAACTTCTTATAAGAATCTTCTGTTATTTTATTTTCACTTTTCCAGCAAACTCTCCCTACTTTTTCTATTTGTTTATACATTCCTTCTTCTCCAGTAGGTTGTTCGAGTATCTCAAATGAGGATTTAATTAGTTTCATTGTCTTTAAGATTTGTTTTATTTAAATCAATAGATTTTTTACATACTGGACAGCTTATAAGTCTAAGTCCAGCTACTGTAGTAATATCTTCTGGTTCTATTTCAAAGATACTTTTACAGTAAGAACATTCCATAATCAATTTATTTCCTTTTAATACTTTCATACTAATCTATATTACAGTATAATGTAGTATCTGCAACTATAAACGCAATAAATCTAACATAATCCCTGTTTTCTTTTAATTCTTCTAAATAATCCTTTAAACTTAATATTTCAGAGATTATATCATAATTGCCATTAGCATATTTTTCTAATTCTGTAATTCGTTTAGATACACTATTAATACTTGTATCCATTACATCTAATATATGTTCAAGATCTGAGTATTCTAATTTTGTATATTTATTTTCCTCATTCCCAATAAATGCTATATTTAGATTATCATAGAATATAGAATATAATTCATTAGATCTACTAAAACTAGTAAGAAGTAACGGTTTTTCTTCTTCGATATTCCCTTTTGGGATATAAAAATTTAAATAACTACTCATTATGGTATATATAAAATTGTGGGATTATTCTTATGTATATCTATATCAGGATATTTCTCCTTAAACTTAGATAAATTAAATGCTTTCATAATAATATGACTTCCATTTTTAGTTGGAACGATAGTGACAAATTTATTACCAACAGGTTCACATTCTTGTTCTATAAACCTAATCATATCATTATGCTTCCTTCCTAATTCCTCGTCTATATCAATTATAAATGTAGGATTAGATTCATGTTTATATTGACCACATACAGTTGTGTAAGCTCTATGAATATGTTCATAGTCTTCATTCATTATATGATCAGTTATATTTTTTAAAGTTGCAAGTCCAGTTCTTCTAAAAGAACGTCTATTGAGATTAATATATGCTCTACTATTTGTAGCTTTACATATAGCTTTAATTTCCTCCTCGTGTAAACGTAATTGTTCTACACTTTTAATAAAGTAACTTCCTATTACTCTATTATTAGATCCTAAGTTTGCATTTTCCTTTTTTCTCTGAATCAGCTGAAGAAAATAAAAATCATCAGCCGATTCAAATATTAAAATGGAGGCAATTAAATCAAAGTTGTCTATCATACCAGAAAAGACTTAACTATATTAGATACCAATTTACCATCCACTAGAGGCATTTCAGACTTAACAGCCTTAATAATATTTCCCATTTCTTTTTTAGGACTAGGAATGGGGAAATGGGTTGTTATGTATTCTTTAATATCATCTTCCGTTGGAGCTACAGGAAGTAACTTATCTAAAATCTCTATTTGTTTAGACTCTATAAATGCCAAATCAGATCTTCCAGCATTCTTATACTGCTCCATGCTATCTAATCTTTCTCTTCTCATTTTATTAAGAAGCTTTAATTCTTCTTCTTGAGTATATTCCTTAGCATTCTTTGCTGTTTTAAATTCTGTTATTCTGGTCTTAATGTCTCTATATACATTCAATTCCCATCCTTTAGTTTTATTTAGGATAGAATTTTTTATTAATTCGTCTATATTAATCATACCTCTTCTATATATCTGTTAACAATATATTTTATTATTTTAGACTCTATAACCTCAAAATTAAACTCCTTTTTGAGATCAAGTAAATCTTCCTCTCTATATCCTCCATTTAATCTTTCCTGGGCAGTCTTTGCATCTTCTAGAATAGTAAAGAATATAACAACAGTATCGAAAAAGTTACCTGAAGCTCCTATACAACATGGTCTATAACATCCATATTCATTTGGAACTTGTAACACACTTAAATAGTTCTCAGATTCTTCTTCATAAATATCATCAGAATCTGCCCATGAAACCCAATCATCACCTACACCACAATCCCCAACAGCATCGGTTAGAAATGCTGTTAATTCTCTTTCATAATTATTGGCCCTTCCACTTGTTTTTATCATTAATATATAACAAGTTTCAGATGGAAGCAGCGATATATGTAAATCTTCAATTTTCATTTTCTACTTAACTTATTTAACCAATAAAAATATTTATCATCTAAAATCCTCCAATTTCGTTTCTTAAATTTATTCCAAATTTTCTTGTATTTGACCCAAGGAATATGTTTAAAATCCATAGTATAATCACTATAAGTATAGTCATTTATAATAGTCTTAGGATTAGGAAGTTCTAGATAATCTAGATCATTATATAATTGAGATCGTAATGAATTTTTTATTGATGACCTAGTATTTTTCCAATAATATTTCTTCCAGCCTTTGTCCTTATAAATTGGAAGTTTTCGACTTCTGCTCATAGGTATTATATTAATTGATATTCATTATCCTCTTTTAATCTTTCTGTATTAATATCCTCATTTGTTTCAATAACAAAATAATCCAGCCAGGATTCTACAATATCATTATAAAGCTCAGTAATATACTCTTCATCAGTCTCACTAAGTTCATATGTATCAAATTCATCTTCGTTATCTATAATATTCTCTTCTATAAGATAGTCCATAGCGACGTCTTCGTAAGATTTAAGTCCTCTCATTCCTGCATAACTTTCATACTCCTCAACAGCCAATTCGTAAGCTATTTGCATAGCATTATCGTAAGTATTGCAATCACAAGTCCCTTTATAATCAGCATCTCCGAAACCTCCACCCAATCCTGCATAAATATTATATAGCATGTTTTTAAGTTTTAATATTAATAATTTTAATCAGGATAAATTTCCTTATTATTTAATTTACATTCAATTACATCAAGTCCAATGAAACCATCTCTATAATAGGTTTTAGGAGTTTTATATTTTTCTTTTTGGCATCTTATAATAGCTTTCAACTGTTCTTTAGTTGGGATAAAATCATAATTAGGCAGCAACCACCTTCCCTCAGATAATTTAATATATCCTAATGATTCTATCTTCCTACTGGTATTATACCACGACTCTGCATTAGCTTCAGATTCTGGAGTTTTTAATACTGCATACAATTCATCATCAAACTCCGCATGTCTTAAATCTGGACAACCATAAAATGTCCCATCTGGAGCTAACCATCCACTATTCCACACGGATTTAACTATATCATCTGGAGTGGTTACATCATCCTTAGAATTATATGCATTTTCTTGAGCTTCTTTATGTTCTGGCAAGTAATGTAGTCCATTAGTACCAGATATTTGCATAAACTCAAGAGCCACCATATTGCTTTCTAAAGCTAGTCTATTAACTGCATGAAGAGGTTCGAAGTTCAAATCTTCATAATCTGTAATATAATTCTTATGAAGAGATAGAATTTCTTTAGTACATTTATCTAGAACATCCTCTTGTTCTTCGTTCTTCATATCTATTAAAACATCAATAAGGGCTTCATATTTATTTAACTCTAAATCAGTTCTTCCAGTTAATTCTGTAAATAAATCGAATTCATTAAGAAGTTTTTGGTATTCTTTAGATGCAGAAACAACATATTCTAGGTAAGTACTTACATCATTAGAATCATAATCACCACATTTTAACTTCCAAATATATTCCTTGGAATAATGTTTCAATCCATACGCATAACCTATAATACTAGATATAGATTCTTTTAATCTAGAACAGAAGGATTTAAATCTATTTTCTATAGAACATTCTGGATCAGCCATTTCTTCATTATATCCTAAATCCATACCTCCGTCTACATCTACAAAAAATGCTTGATTTGTGCATATAAGAATTAATACATCATCAGTTAATCCTTCAATTCCTTCTTGAATTTCTCTAATTTTAGATATTTCCAAATTTAACCATTTCTCTCTTAGAAACCCATTTATCTGATTGGCCACCATCATATCTTATATATTTTACAATAATAAGGATTATTTATATCAATATCCATTTTACCGTCATTAATAAATCTAACATATTTAATACACCACAAAGTATTAGTTTCTGCATCTGCAACCACCAATCTCCAAATGTTGTCATATGTGTTACTAGATATTCTTTCTTCACATACAAACTTACAATTTAGCTTATCATTATAAGGATGTTTAGAATCCATAGCTAATATAGATAACCACAAATCCTTGGATATTGGAATCTCTTTAATCTTATTCTTCATTTCGCTCATCATATATAATTGGACAATCTATATATTCTTCAGCTTCCTCTTCATCTATTTCATCTATTGAAACAGTATAATAATCCTCATATTGAAATTCGAAATCATTCTCCCAATCTTCTTCACTATCGTATCCAAAGTCTGAATAATCATGCCCACATTCTGCAAACTCATTATATGCCCAATTATCTACAGTATCCCATAGAGATTCACACTCTTCTGTGGCGTATGCTAATGCATATGAATCCTCACCACACCAATCTGTATCAAAAGAAATTAAAAATATTTTCATATATTAAATTTATCATTTAACAAATCTTCATCCTCTTCTTCAAAAGATTCTGTCTCCAATTCCTTAAAGATTTTTCTTAATTCTCCTTCTGGAATATTATCTATTTCATCTAACCAATCATTGACTATTTCTTCTTCATCATCGTATGAATCAGGAATATCATCATATAAATCTATCATACAATTTAAATTTAAAGATTATAAACATATCGTTTTATTAATTCTCCTGATTTTGAATATAAATTCTCTATCTGTATACCATATTTACCTGGCTGACTACCAATTCTATCTATCACATATTCAAAACTAAAAGCTCCAGATTTGAATAGTTTATGTATTATTTCCAATTCTTCTGAAGTAGGTTCTCTTCCTAATTCTTTATCTACATACTCTATAATAATAGTATAAAAATCTTCAGTAGAAAGTTTTTTGTCTTTAAACAGCCGTTCTAATTGAGGTTTGATTGTCATATCTTAATATTTAAGTGGTAGTATTAAAATACTACCACAATAATTTTATGTCTTTTATGAAAACACAACAAATATTCTCATACACAGTTTTTATCTTTTCTTCAATACAGCTATAGTTTAGTTCTGAGTAAGTTAACTCAAGAATTGTTGTATAAACGTATTTTCAGTACCTTCTACTCCTTCGAAAGAGATAAAGAACTTATGTGTTAATATTATTTCATCATTCATCTTCTGGTCTTAAATGTTTAAATACTGGCTGCAATGGAGTTCCATCATCACTTAAATAAAAGAATGATACAGTCCCCATTTTACCTATAATTTTATCCATGTTATCTACATATTCTTGTTTAGCTAATCTATCACCCATTGGTTTAGCCCTGAATCGTCTTCCATATTTAGTCTCCATTACAAAACACATATCCTCTACAGGTCTTAATCCAGGTTCCCAACCAACTATAAGAAATTCAGCATCCTGGTATTCTTTGACTTTGATCATGGAAGCAGTTCTCTTACCATATCCATACACAGCATCAAGTCTTCTAATAACAATACCCTCGAACCCTTCATTCACATAAGTATCATGTTTCTTCTTGATATTTAACCATCCAGAAATTGGAACATGCTCTACAAATTTAAGATTTTTAGATTCATTTATAATAGGTTCTAATTCCCAAAGAATCTCTAACCTATCCATAAATATTTTCTTATCATCTGCAATATCATAAATCCAATACTGTAAACTTTCTGTTCTTTCCAAATCTGCTGGATTGGTAATTTTTTCTAGTCTAGCTGTACCGGATATTCTTTGCAAAGACCAACCATGAACATATAATTCTCCATCAAGAATCACCTTTGGATATAATTCAAATATTTTTCTTATAGAAGGGTCAAATAAAATGTGTCGTATAGCACTATCATAATTTTGTCCACCTCTGGATGCCGATCTTACAATCCACTCACCATTATCGAGGTCTTCTCTATATAATAATGCTCTCACACCATCAATTTTTCTTGACCCATAGTATTCTTTGTCAAATGCTTTAGTAGCTACATCTTTAGAAGACTTAGCAAGCATAGGTTTCGGAATACCATTAGAATCAGTTTTTACTAACGGAAGAACTTGATTTATTTCATCAATAGAAATATCTTTAAGTTTCTTCTTATTAAATAACTCTTTTACATCTTTATATCCTTTATCTAAATACTTCTTCAACTGAGATTTATATTCTAGAATTCCTTGCTCTAAAGGAGTTCTTTTGGCTTTCCCTTCAGTTATTATCTTCTCTGGTTGGTCTGTTAATTTACCTCCTAATAAACCTGTTCGTTTATTAATAGTAAACTCACATGCATTTCTATCCCATTCACCAGTAGCATAAACCACTCTAACTCTTCCGTTAGAGTCCCTACTAATTAACTCAGTATAAAATGTAGTATCCATTTATTTTAATAGATATATATTGTTTCTAGCTCTTGATAAAGCTACATATTCTAATTGCCTAAACTCTTCTTTATTATAGCATTTCTTTAAGTCTGTAAAATCTATATATACATTATTAATTGAACTACCTTGACTTTTATGAGTACTGATTGCATATCCTAGTTTAATAGTTGCAGACTTGATTAATCTTCCATCATAAAATAAATCAAATGGAGAAGCAAAATATTCTTGCAATGCATAGTATTGCGCCCAAAGTTCTCCATACAAACTAGTTTTTTTAGGAGTATTTACAGCTCTTAATCTAGTACTTTCAAATAGATTAATAAGGGATTGAAGAATAGAGGAATCTATTTTTTTAGAAATAACAAATATTTTGTTATATCCAAATGCACTATCAGATTCTGTATTTCCATAAATCATATCCTTTAGGGTTAAAATATATCCATCTAGAGGTAAAGGAAATATATCACTAGGTTCTTTTGTATGTCTTTGAACATCCGTTACTATATAATCTAGCGAATTATATATTTTCTTTATACCTCCTTCGGAATAATTGTCATACCCAGTAACAAATTCTCCTATACAATAATCCGTGGTTGGCTTCTTATATATTATACCATGCAGTAACTCATTGTAAGCATCTATTCTCTTATTTGTATATGTCAAAATTTTAATCTGATATGGGTCTTCATTAGCAATTGCATTCTTATACTCCCTACATGCATTAACCACAAATTCTTTAGCATCCTTGGTTGTGTATAGTGATCCATAATTAGACTCAAAATCTTTAAACTCATATAGGGGCTTACTTCGTAGATCCCTTAATATATATAAAAGAGGAGCTTCATCCTGTTGCCTATATATCTTAGTTAACTCTATTTTGTTATCTATTTCAAATACTTTAGATATAGTTTCATCATTTACTCCCTTTAGTTGTGCCGAATCCGATTTGTTATATCTTTATTTATTATGAGTGATAAGTTCATAAGATATAACCCTATATATTTCTATATAGTCTAGACTATATTTTATTATATTTTGATTAAATCAAAAATATAAAACCACCTTTTCGAAATAATCTTATCAGGATTATTTCTACTCCCTCACGGGATAGTCGTTGAACGTTCCTTTTCAGGCTTCGCTGCTGATTGTCCAATTACATGGATTTTTATACCTTCATACTGATCCCATACCCAATTCAGGGGTTAGAGATTATATTGTAGTTCCATGTACTCTAAGGATGTTCCAGCAATTAAATGGTTATAGGCAATTTTTTCTCACCTATGTAAAGAAGTTTTACTCCTCTTTTTATGATTAACTCCTTTTGAATAAATTCATACAAATCACTAGTAATCATACTACATTCATCAATTATAATTAATCTAGGAATATGAATATATTTATCATTTTTTCTTCTATTAGTTAATCCACACTGAAATTCTAATTCTCTTAAATTTAATAATTGAACTTCTACATTAGGTCTAAGTTGGAGTAATTGATGTAATGTTAGAGTTTGAGTTTTAGTTAATTTTTCTAAACTTAATCTTGCTTTATGTGTGGGAGCACAAGCAAGATAATCATATGAATGATTTTCTAAATAGCCTATTACCTGAGAAATACATGCGCTCTTACCAGTTCCTGCTCCTCCTATTAATAACATTTCATTTTCTCCATCTCTAGAGTTGATAAATTTAATTATAGAAGTAACAGCCTGTAATTGTTCATAACTTAATTCAAAATCTAAAGTATGTAAACCTTTTATTTCCTTTTGAATTTCTTCATCCTCAGATGATGTTTTAGGTATATCTATATCATTATCATATTCATTTAGATAATCATCCTCATCCCAATCCTCATTTGGTTCTATATCATCTCTATTAATAGTACTTGAACATTCCTTAGAAGCTAGTTTTTCAAAGAAATAGTAATCCATTATAGTTTACCAGTATGGCCAAATCCTCCTTTTCTATCAGTCTCATTTAATGAATCTGCAAGTTCCCATACAATTTGATCGACTTTATTTAATACAAATTGACAAATTCTTTCCCCCTCTTCAATGTATATACTAGTCAATCCATGATTTATTACAATGACTCCTACTTCGTTACGATAATCACTATCAATAGTTCCTACACAATTCACTAAACTTACTCCTTCCTTCAATGCCAATCCACTTCTTGGTCTTACTTGAATTTCATATCCTTCTGGGATAGCTACAAATAATCCTGTGGGAATTAATGCTCTAGAACCTGGAGCTAACCTAAGAATATTCATTTTGTTACCTTCTCCTTTAAAAATCATCTCACTATCTCCATATGCTTTAATAGGGGTATCCACAGTGATATTACTAAAATCAGCTCTCACGTCCATTCCTGCAGATAATTCAGTTTCATACTTAGGTAATGGATTATTTGATTTATTCACAATATTAACTCTAACTTTTGCCATAAGTTTAAATTATTTCTTTTTAGACTTTCTAGCTAGCCCTCCGTTTGGAGAATTAGCTCTTTTTCCTTTTCCACAATATTTACCATCTCCTTCTTTAATCTTTTCTTTTATCTTAAATATTTCATCAAAATCATCTTTAGTTTTCCATAAAACATTTTTCATGCCTGAGAACCTATAACCTATAGAATTGGGAGTGATATTAACTATTTCTAGTATAATATCTTCCTCCCTACCTTCTACAGTAATTGTATCGTTGATTTTTAAATCCTCTGATGTCATACTCGTTTACGTAATAACCAACATTGTTTCTCCTTGTCCGCAAATCCACAATATGTTATTCCAGTTAATATAGATGTATCAACGTTACAATATGGAACTAATAATTCTAAAAGATTGTCTAAACCTTCCAAATCCACAATTCCATAATTTTCATATAATAAATCTTCTAGTTGTTCTTCAGCATTATCGTCATTAGGATTAAGCTTAAATATATGACATAAGAGTTCGTAACTTTCTAGATACATTATTTTACTTCTTTTTCAATAATATTACAGTACTTATAATCAGTATATATAGTTTGCTCTAAAAGATTATAATATTCGAGTTCATAATTTGTTTGTTCTCTAAATATTTGAGCTAGTTCTTCATCCCATTCATTACCATCTATATCTAATCCTTTATCAAAAAGAGATTCCTCAATTTCTAATATAATTTCTCGAAGCTTGTCATATAATTGTTCTTCTGATTCTGTTAAACAATTATCTTTTTCTATCTCCTCTTTATATTTAGATGCCTTCTCAAGAGAATCAAAAACTCCTTCAATACGAGAATATTTATCTTCATATTCTCCCCAATGTGATTCCACTATGTAAACCTTCATTTCTTGTATATTTTTAGTATTTCTTTAACATCTTTGTTAGTTACCTCTTTGTTTACTTCACCGTAAGACACATAGACTAAATCTTCAGTCTTTTCCAATACACTATCATTATCTATAATTTTTTCATCAGTTATCTCCATAAAAGGCAATTCTTTAGCAGCATACCTATTTAATACCACTCTTCCCTTCTTTGCCTCTTTTGGATAAGACATATCAAATATATGTATTTCTTCTTCTATTCCATCAAATAGTTCATCTATACATATATCGTTTATTAGACTATTATAAACAAAGTTTATTTTCATGCAAACCAAAGCATTATTAAGAATACTAAGTACGAAACTCCATTAAATTTTACTTGATTTTCAATGAATGTTTGCAATCCAGCATCTGATTCTTTCCGTATGTCTTTTACTAAAGTATCAGCATTAGTATAAATACGATAATGAAGATACACATAAGTAATAATAGCTATGCTTAATACAATTTTAATTAACATTCTTATAGTATTTTCTAGTTATATCCTTGATCACTAAATCATAGTGATTAACGAAATCTAAAGTAGTGTCTGGTATATGAATAATTTCATAGACAGCTTGGTTAGTATTAGGATTAGATAAATCTCCAAATTCTTCCTTATAAGATCCGATCTTAACAAATTTAAATAGCCCTAAATTTAAATGTTCCAAAATAGAATCTGAATAATCAGACCAATATACTACTGTAAGAGGTTGCTTTGTTCTTACTCCTAACTCTAAAACAATCCTATTTATTCTATGAGCATCATTAATCAGATCATTAAGAATAAGTGTAGTATATTTAGGTTTTAAATTATCTAAGATATCTTCAACTTTAGTATTAAATGTTATATCTTGGATTAAATATTTGTCTGTAGAATCACAGATATAAGGTACAATGTAATTCATCATTCAATACTTAATATATCAGGATCTTCATCTAACATATCCCCATATTCATTCTCTATTACAACTGCATCCCGATAATATTCTCCATAATTTTCTAGAAAAATATTTTCTGCCTCTTCTTTAGAATTAGCTTCAACCTCTACTTCGTTAATGGAGTACCACTTTTCAAGTACTCCAAATTTAATAGTATATGTTTTCATAATTTAGTTATTTCGCACTGACCTCCACTGCAAGCTCCTCCTGCCATTTCGTCAGCGTTGAGTAATACATTTTTCCACTTAACTTTAGTCCAATCGACAGGTTTATAATTCTTGGTTATGTCACACCAATCATGATAAAGTTGAACAGATTTAAGGGCATTAATCATAGTTTTATAATCAGATAAGAAATATTTGTCTGCATATTTTTTCATTCTTCTCATTATATCTCTTTTATTATTAAGATTATTCACATGATTAAATGCTGTTTTGTCTAGGTATCTTTTAACTTCAGCTATTGGGATTTCTACCTCGTTATCCATTAATTCCTCAATAAATTCATCAGAATAGTTCAATTCTTGTAGCAATCTAGACCAGTTGTTATACTCTTGATTACTTGCATGAATCCATTCATAATGTGGTTTATCTAATAAATCTGGATTTTCAGAGACATTAATTTCCTTTATAAACTCTTTAGCATCAGCCGTGGTTGCATATAATTTTTCTCCGATTCCATTAAAGGTATCACAAGCCTTCCATAAATTTCCAAATATCTTTTCTGCATCTACAATTAATCCAGATGCAAAAATAATTCCTTCTCCATACTTATCAATCAATTCCGATGGAAGTAATACTTCTGTATATGGAGGTTGGTTAAAATCAAGGTCTCCCGATTGAGGAATAAACGAAACTCCTGCTAAGGTATATCTGTTATCATAAATATACTTAGCTACAACATCCCATTGATTATCTGGAACAATTACAGTGTTGGAAACATTATTTTGGATTGGATTATTCTCAATTCTATTTCCAGGAACGACCCAATTATTATACAATGTATGGACAACTTCTAATTGTTTTAACCCTAAAAGTTCTGATTTTAATACTACATCATCATCTTCTTCTATAGCAAACATTATACAATCATCTGTGTGATTATTGGACCATATAGATTCTACTACAGATTTAGGATTAACCTTTTTATAAATCTTCCCTGCTTCTTCTTCTTTATTTACCTGTACTCTTCTAATATATCTTTTAGCATGAGCACCATGACAACCTGGTGTATTGCCAGTCATAGAAGAAAAATTACCATCAGGTTTAACAGTAGTGGTTCTAGTAGCTATATTAATATTTAATGCTTTAGCGATTTTAGTATTTTGATCTAATACCACTTTAGCACCATTTCTTAATACCTTAGGATCTAATAGTATTTCAGGGTTACACATAATTCCACTAATAGAGACTCCAATCAATGGATCAGATTTAACTAATTCCTCAGTTACTTCTCCTAAGAATGGAAACTCATTATATGCAGCTTGTATGGTAGCTATAGTGGAAGCATGTTTACATGCAGAATAGAAGTCTTCTTCTGAATCTATATTCCTACCAGAGATAGTAACTAAATTACAGAATTGCCATCCAGTCTTACCATTAATAACTGGTTTAAATCCAATCTCTGCACAAGGGTTACAACCTAAGCCTTCATCACTTCTCCAAAAGAATCCAGGTTCTCCAAATTGCTTAGTAGCATTAAATATCTTATAAAACAATTCAATTGGAACCTTATCTCTATCTAATGCAGCAGATGCATTATATCTAGCCCTTTGAGGATTTGTATAAAACCAATCACCTGTTTTGGAATTAAACATCTCTTCATCTTCTGGATCAAATAAAATAATCAATGCGGATCGTCTTACTCCACCAGACAATACAGAGTCTGCACAAAAAGCTATAATATCAGTTACATTTAAAGGAGTAAGTTTTTTAGTGGTACTATGCACCTTATCTAATAAAGTTTGTATTCTATCAATAGCTTTCTTTAATCCTTCTGGCCCTGGAGCAACAAATCCTCCTGATATAAGGCTTCCATTTTTTCTAACTCCAGAATAATCAAATTTAGGATATGGAGTATCTTCAACAAAATAATATTGAATTATTTGATGAATGGCTAACGCCCATCCTTCAATAGAATCCTCAACCTTAAAAACTCTTGTTTCATCAGATAGTTTGTCCAGCATTTTGGGTAACTTATTTACATGCTTTCTTTCTACACTTACTCCAGCCCCACATCCACATAATAAAACCCACTCTATCTCTTTAAATACCTCTAATCTATCTGCATATGTAAAGGCACAATTATACTGTCTACAATGTTTCCTTAATATTGGATCTCCACCAAATTGTAATGCTCTTTGCGAACCATATACTTTTTCTTGTTTATATGCTTCAAATGCTTCCATGAAGTCATTAGCAAAATCAGAATGATTTAATACATCTGGATGTTTTTTGTTTAAATAAGTTATATGCATATTCATAATTCTATCTACAGATTCAGAGAATATCTCCTTTCTTCCTAAAATAGAATTATATCTCGCATACTTACTTTGAAAGATAAAGTCGTTTAATGCTGTACTGTTTGCCATTTAAATATTTAATAACATTTGACTTAACAACAGAGTTTTCTCTGCTGTGTTTATTATATCCTTAGAGTCATGAGATATAATGTTAGTAAAAGCATTATATATCATGAACATACTTGCTTCTTCATCATCTGGAATATAATAGTTAGAATCTTCTTTAATAAATAAATCCTTATAAGCATCTATTGCTGTTGCAGTAGATAATTTAACCTTACTTAATCCGGAGTTGTATTCATTTCTTAATACAAAATCACACCATTTACCTAGTTGCTTTTGTATAGAATCTGAACTTCTATCTATGTAAGTATTCTTCATTTTCTTTAGAGTACTTTCTAAATCAGAAGTTAATTCCATTATATTTTTAATAGGAGAATAATCTAATTCCTCTCCTGGTTTTATTTCTTGAACATTCAAGAAGGAAGGACTGAATACGCATAAATTAGTACACGCCATATTTAATCCTCCTCTATATAATTTATATATAGGTTTCCTTACATCTAATCCATAGACTAGCCCAATAACCTCTTTATGATTCTCATATTCCCAATAAGATTCTGGAAGGACTGCTTGAATGTATACCCTATTATAAGTTATATCTTTAGTATCCTCTGTTAAAGTTATTTGGTCTGGAAGTTTTACTTGACAAATAAAGTTATCAGTAAATCTAGACATTTTATCTATAAAGGGTTCTACATAATCTCTAGTAGGAAGGTAATCCTTATTTTTAATTTTAGTTGCTTTACCCTCTAGGAGTTTATTAATATCTACTTCCATGATTATTAATTTAATTTAGTTCTACCTTCTAAAATACTCCCATCGGAGTTTACTATATCATAATCTAAATAAGCATCGTTATCTCCAAAATTAGCTCCTGACCATTCTGTACTTCCAATCATACAACCCACAGATCTATATCTAAACTTTAATCCAAAAGTAGTAGCGGATTGATGTAAATCTCCTTTAATGAAATGGGCTTTTGTAACATTAAATTTATCCAACATTAAATTTAAAATATTTAATTGAGCTTGAGGATCTTTGTTAACAGTTAGTGGTAAATTTTTAAACATATTTAAATTATCCTTTCCATGAGTAATAATAAAGTTCTCATTATATACAGAGAACATTTCATATACTCCATTAGATATAGTAGTCTGAACATTTGGGTATCTTTGTAGTAATAAATTCTCTAAAGACTTCTGACATAACCATTCTCCTGTTCCTCCATGATTACTTTCTCCAACTGCATAATATCTAATATTATTATGTCCAATATTAGCGTGGATTAAATCAAATAGATATATCATTGCTTCAATAAACCAATTATAAATCTGTTTATCTCCTTCTTGAATTTGAGGTAACATATGTCCTCCTCTTGAAGTCTGTCCACCAAAGCCATCAATAGTATCTCCTAGATTAGCTATAATAATCTCATCAAAGTATTGACCAGAAAAAGGACTAACTAGTTTATAAATTCTCTTTTTAATTTCTTCAATATCATAGGGATGATAAAAAGTTGAGTTAGGTTTTAAATAACATCCAATATGCCAATCAGAAGGATATAGAATTAAAGATCTACTACTTGTTGCCTGTTTCGGCATCTGGAGGGACCCTATTGCTGAGGGAATACTAATATCCTTAAACCAAGAAGTAATGTTTTCTCTTTCTTGTTTTAGTTTATCAATTTCTTTAGCTTGATCATTAATAATACTATTTTTATATTTAATCTCATCCTTATTGGCATTTTTAGCTGCTCTATCTACAGAATATTGTAATAATAATTCTGTTAATTCCTCATTAGTATGAGATTCTACAAAATGTGGAGCAAATGGTTTACAGTCTTTAGTAATATTAAATGCTCTTAATACTTTCTTTAATTCACTAATATTAAATTGAGGAAATGATTCTAATACCTTTCTAGTAGTCAGTTTAGCTCCTTCATTAGAATATTGGAAATATAAAGTCTGCATTTGATTAGGAGTTAAAGTTCCTTCAATAGGATCCTTATCTCTTACCAAAATCTTATATCTATATTCCTTAATCCTACCGTTACAATCTCTTACACTCTCTCCTGTAACTCTTCCTTCATATTCATCCTCGGAGTCTTCTACATCTATAACACTAGGCATAATGCCAGGTTCATTTACCCAAACAGAGGATATTGTAACAGCTGAGTCTTCAATTTTTTGTTTTTTAATATATGGATTAACTCCAACTCCAGAGTTTTTGGCCAATGTTTTATAAAAATGTCTCAATTCATCTAAAACAGATTGAGGAAGTATATCTTTATTAATATATAACCTTCCAAACAAATATTTTTGAGTAATTCCATATAATTCTTCTAAGTCTTTAAAGTTTTGAATACTCAAATCTCTACTAATCTCTAACAACTGTTCTTTAGATACTTTTTCTGCCATATTTTAATGCACTTTTTAGGCAGCAACGCCGTTAATACTTTACGTTTATATAAAAATTTTAAATAAAAAGGTGTATGATAGTTTATAAAAACTACCATACACCTTAAAGAAAGTCTAAAATGTCTTATTATTCTTGTACAAGACCAAATACATAAAATTCTCCTTTCTCAGCAGATTTAGATGGAGTATAGATACATTCAAATTGTAAATCATTACCTGTCTTATTCTCATCATCTACAACCACTTCTTTTCTCTTAATACAGATATAGGATTTTTTATTAGCTGTAGTCAATTCTTTAGCAATTGCCTCAGCCTCAGCTTTAGTAGATGCTTTATTGTTTACAACTGCACCGATTTCTCTGGTTACTGCATCAAATTCACAGATATTATACTTAGTTTCCCATTTAGTTTTCCCTTCTCTTTTATAGGAAACAATACTATAAGGGCGAAGTCTTGTATCTTTTTGTGCAGGATTTTTAACTATATAAGCTCCACCACCAGGGGTAATTTTCTTATTTGCAATAAATTCCTGTGCAAATTCAATAAATTTAGGACTTCCGAAAGTAGGTTCTCCCATATTTCTCCACTTAGTTGTTGCATTGTGAGGAATCTCTAAGTTAAGATCTTTCATTGCTTCTTCTTTGTCATAACCATAAACGATGCTAGTAAATAATTTTGCCATAATCATCAAAAATTTTAAATTAAACTATTATTAATAAATATATTATTTCCCTCAAATTTTATAATACAAAGATAAGGGAATTTTCGAAACTTTCCAAATTTGCTGAAATAAAAATTTAAATTTTTCAGGTAAAAAATTTGTTAAATTTCTTGGATTTATCTAATTATCTAATTTTTATCTACTAAAATGGCAGGACGAAATCTAAGATTTTACAAATCTCCTTTTTAAAATCTGCTGCTGATTTTAGTCCATATGTGTTAATTGAATCACAATTTTGTGCAATTTCTTCAGCAAAAGGTAAAAAGGTTTCTATCCATTCTTTATCTATACTATTCATTTGATCTTTTAGTAACTTAGAAATAAATATGTCCATTTTTTCGTCTGGATGTTTTAATTTATAAGCTCTAAACAATGCATTTAACATCGATATTAAAGCAAACCTATTATCTAAATCAGAGACAGTTAATAGGTGAAAACTAAATACTCTATGTATAAATGCTTTTTTTTCGTCATAGTTAAGTAATTTAAAGTTATTGACTATATCATTAACTTTATAATTATCAATCCCACAACTCATAACCCACACTTTTTAATATACTATCTTTATTATATAGTGCATATGCAGCATATTTTAAAAGCTTTTCAAACTCTTTAAATCCTTTTTCTATCCAATCATTGGTGACTCTAAATACTTCAGATTTGTAGTTATAGTTGGAAGAGGTGCATACTACTATCATATTTACATATGTAGTAAATTCATTTAAATCTATTTGAAATTCTTTTTTTATATATTGATGAAGAATCCATATATAGAATGCAACTTGTCTATAATAATGATAATGTTGAAATGATCCATCTAAATGTTCTCCAGTTTCATTTCTTATACTCCCTGGAAACATATATGTGGGGTTTCTAGTGGTTTTTAAGTCATTAAGAACAATAGTTTTATCATCTAAATTTATATTCCAATTATCTATTTTAACTTTTAATGCTAAATCTTGAGAAACAGTTTTAGCATCTGGATTTGTTAAACTATCCGGAAAAGTAACATTCACCTTCATAATAATGGCATCCTCATTCCTATTGATTATATCATTATTCATGAAATTAAAAGCGTCTGGACGTAGTAAATCCATAGCGTCTTGATTTCTTCTTATAGATTCAATACAAGCTAATGCTGCTGGTCTAGTAGATTTATCTAATACAATCTGTTCCTTCTTTGGTTTAAAGAATTTCATATTCATTAGATACTTATAATAATCCCAACCAACTTTCATAAGTGCTTTTATTCTATCTTTAGTAAGTTGCTTCACATAATAGTTAACATCTTCTGATGCATAAATAATAGACTCTCCTATTTTATATAAATATCTTCCATTTTCATCTTGCTTGTTACGATAATAAAATATTTTATCAATCATCTGACCTGCTTTTGCAGTTGGCTTTAATTGATTAGATATTTCAAATAAATCCTCTTGCAGAATTATTTCATGTACTGCAGTACCAAGATCAAAAGAAGATGAATTAGAAGATTGTAATCCCTTTAAAAAAGTTTCAAAGGAACCTCCTTCATCAGGATTAATTAGTTTTAGTCTAGAATTAGATATATATTCTTTATATTCAGATCCAAAATATGTAGCATCATCTATCTCCCTACGTTCAACTGATTCATAATCAGGTGTTATTACATATTTATTAAGAACTGATTCTTTAATCATTAATTTAAATTATTTATTAAAGAATTTCTATTTTAATATATTCTTCATGGTCCGGGAGTATTTCTTTTAAGGCATTCTCAATCTGATTTTTAGATTCTTTAGATGAAACTTGCATAAATGCATATTGATCAGTATCAGGAATTACTATCATGTTAATAAACTTTCTGTTGTATTCTCCAAAGTAATTATCTAAATACTCAAATATAATATTTCTAAACATATTTCTATTGAACAATTCCATTATATCCACATCTTTTACAGGAAATGTAAAATAAGCCACTTTAGATTGATCTAATCCATATGCAATGTTTAAATAGTTTTGTTCACTAAATTTATACCTAGTCTTAGATATTTTATATAACAGCCAACTAAGAGAACAATTATAGGAAGCCATTTGCTTAAATAGTTTGTCTGCTTCTTATATCTTGTGATTTATCCATGTTTATTTTATTTCAAATGTATAATTTCAGAAGAATATTCATAATTTTCTGTATATTCCCCAGGTCCATATCGCTATCAATATACTGAATTAATCTATTTAATATTATAGTATTCATGATATTTTTCTTTTATTTCATCATATTCTAAGGAATATATTCTAAGATCAGTTTTAAAATGTTGATTATGAGGTGCATCTATCAATAGAGTAAATACTCCAGAATCATTACATTTTTTAAAATTAGATACAGAATCATCTATAAATACATCACATTTTCCTTTAATTAACCTTGCTTTATTTCCATGTTGGTATAACATTTGATAAATAGGCTTATTTGGAAATCCATTTTTAATTAGCCATTCTTTAGTATAAGATTTGGGATTTATCCTCTTAGTGCAATATGCAACTATGGGAGATTCCACATCTCTTAATTTAGGAACGTTTAACCAAAAATCTCTATTATGCCTTAGTTTAAAAACATTCTTGGTTATTATATGGTCTTGTAATCTATATGGATGATTATCAGTATCAAACCATTTCTTATAGTATTCCATCCAGGAATTTATTGTATCATCTATGTCTATGATTATTTTTAAATCTTTCACTACTGTAAATAATATTTCTTAGCCTCTTCAACTAAATTTAACATCTTTTCAGTTCCTAGTTTTTTATATAAATCAGTTATATCTTTAGCTTTATATTTCCTAGGAATTAATAATACTTGTATTTTGGGAAATTTCTTTTTTATTCTCTTACTATTGGCAACTCCTGCTAGATCAGTATCATATAACAGAAAAATATGTTTAAATTTAATTACTATATTATCCCATTGAGAATCCGTTATAAATAAATTCTCAGAATTAGGAGCAATAGCTGGAATGCCTAATTCATAACACAACATCACATCTTTCATGGATTTAGTTATAACTAGAAATTCACCTGACTTAGGCATCATATGAATACCTTGTATCATTGTCTTATTCCAATTAGATATAAAACGATATTTTCTATTTTGAGGATAATAAATCCTCCAATACTGTTTATTATTGTCTTTAGAAGGGTAAAAATATCCAAAATTAAAACTAGTAGAAGAAGAATAAATCTGATCATTAAGAAATACAATCTCACATGAAAATACAAAAAACTTCTTTAATGTATTTAGAGTTATTCCATAACTTCTCCACCAATCTAATTCTTCTTCTGTAAAGTCTTTAATCTTTACTTTAATAATAGATTCCTCAGATTTCTCTAATTTATTATTTGAGTACTCCTTAATACAAGATTTATTTACTTTTAACTCTGGATTTTGTTTTATCCCAAAGTCATTAGCTATGATAGCTAATGCTTTAGGATATGAAACACCATATTTATATTTAACTACCTCAATAAAGTTACCATAAAAATCTCCTCGAAAATCTTTAAATATTAACCTTCCACAACTGTCTCTATAAAAAGAACACGTGGGGGTATTATCTCTTCGTAGTGGAGACTTAAATAAGCCCTTTTTCACTGGTATCCCAAGATAGTGCTCCATATAAGTCTCCTCAGAATTATATTTAAGTAGCACCTCCTGAGATAATTTTTCAGGAACTGGGCGTAACTCTAATTGCATTTAGTTAAAGATCAATATCATCAATATTAATATCATCCAAATTAGTAGCTCCAGCCTCAAGAGGTTTTTCGGTAATAGGAGCAGATCCCATTAATTGAGCTTTAGTAGCAGCACTTTTTACTGCTTCTTGTCTTTCCTTAATCTTTTGTAACTCATAAGGAGTAAATGCTACTTCTTGTTTTTTCTTAGCAAGCATTTCAACGTTTCCAATAAATCTATTACTTACATAGTAATCTCCATCCTTAGACAGATTAGTAAAAATTGGAAGACTAGCAAAATTATTATTCTTCAATAATTTTAATTTACAAACGGGATTATTCTCAGATTTTGCAACTTGCGTAAAGATCTTAATCATTACCTGTTTGAATTCATCCCATCCTTTAGGAGCTAGAGTCTTTTTACCAGAAGTAATATCTGCATAAAGTTTAGGACATAAACTTTCTAGGTACAATTGAAATTTACACATAGTAGATTCAAACATTGAAGGATTTTCAATTTCTGTCTCTACCTCTACTCCATCCTTCTTTACTTTTACTTTTCTAGCAGTTCTCTTTGTAGATTGCTCTGTAATAGGAAAAGTTTTATCATGAAATTCTTTACTATTTTCATCTATTTCTCCTTGTTCGTTTACCTCTGCAAAGACCATAGTTAATACATTATATTCCTGTCCTGGAATGCCATCCTTATCTTTACTCTTAACTACTTCTTCTTTTACTTCCTTTAGTTTCACATCATAAATTGCATCACCTTTTAGGAAATTAGAATCACCTGCGATTTTTACTGGTTGGTTAAGATTAAAATTCATTGTTGTCATAAAGTATATATTTAAAAATTAAAGATCAATATCATCAAAGTCACTTAAATCTAAAGGTTTCTTATCTACTCCAAATCCAAACTGTTCAATATTTATACCTGAATTTGCTCTAGATTTGCTCGTTGGTAAATCTGGAGTATAAGTAAAATTCATTCCATCTACTCCTCCTTTAGTAGGAGTTTTCTTTTGAACACTTGAGTTATCTATTTCGTCATATGGTTCAAGATCTTTATTTTTCTTGAATACTTTATTATCTGCCTTTATTTCATTACTCCCAATCAACTTACATATTTCTGAGCCCTCAAAAGTCTCTTCAAATGTAAATTCCTCTCCATATATGGCTAATTCGTCTCTTTGCTTCCCTCTATATGAAACAGTCATACTTTTGGTAAGTTTATTTCCTGCTTCTGGGTCAGCAAACACCTCAGATTTAGCTATAATAGGATTGTATACACCATTAAATTCTTTATATTGAATACTAATCCTGTCTCCAGGTTCAGCTTTTATAATATTTAATAGTTTTTGAGTGAGAACAATTTTATTATCTTCTAGTTTGATAATATCTTCGTTTTTTTCCTTTCTTTTTCTAGTTGTCTTCGGTTTGGTAGGTTCTGGAACAATCTCCTTCATTTGAGAAATCACCTTATCCAATTCAGACTGATCTTTTGGAGTAACCTTTATATTAGTTACTTCATAACTATTAGGATCAAAATCAAATGAGATATTTATCATTCTTCGTTATTATATTTATAAATAGCATCAACTACTAATTGTAAATTATTAGGAATAGTTAATGATTCAAAACATCCTGCTGGAGTTTTTGCAGTATTGGTTCCATCATAATTAGTAACGAACTCATACACTGGTTTGTCATCGTCATCTAATCTCTTCCTTGTAAAGATTACATAGGTAAATAATCCTTCTAGAGTAATTGCTGTATCCAACATTTTACCCACGGTTTTCATTTTATACTGTGGATTTAATGCATCCCCTACATTCTCTGAATGAATCATAAACACAATATTTAAATCAGGTCTCATCACCATAGCCTTTTTTAAAATAGTGTAAAAATGTGACGCAATTTGGGTAAATTTGTCATATGATTTCTCTTCTGCCCTATTCATTAATTCAAATGACATAAGATACTGCGCATCATCTATAACAACATTTTTAATATCTGGTCTTTTTTGATTGATCACCTCCAACCAGAATAAAATGTTATTGACATTAGATTCATTTAATAAATTACCTCTAGGATTTTCTTTACTTAGTTCTTTGTATTTTCTTACAAATCCCTTTATTGGAAGAGGTTTGTTTGCGACACTAATTACTACAGTTTCTTCTGGATTAAGGAATCCAATACTTGTACTCTTGCCACTACCGGCTTCTCCAACAATACCAATTAAATTCGCCATTAATCAAATGTAAAATTAAAATTTATTCCATTTCCACTTCTACTAAGTAAATCTTCAGTAGAAGTGCATTCCTCATGTTCATCTGATTGTGTAAACTCATCTAGTGTTTTTTCTCCGAATATATAATTAACATCCAATAGCTCTTCATAATTCAGAGCTTCTTTATCTGGATTAGGCAATTCTTTATAATATCCAACCTCCCCTCTAAACAACACCCCTTTCATTATATCAGAAATACCATACCTATGCTTAAGGATTTGAATAATCCTAGCATGATCTCTTAATTTCTTAATATCGTAACCTTCACAGGTTGACCTTTTTTCTCTATGCGGATAATATATACCTATTACGATTTCAGAACCTTGAGCTGAACCTGATGCATCTGCAATATCATCAAGCTGTAACATTTGATAACCCCCATTTCTTCTTTCCATGGATTTCATTTGTCTATTAGCTTGCTGAACTAGAGCTACCGTTAAATTACATAAATCCCTAAGTTTAATCATATAATCTGCACATTTATTAATCTCAGCTCTTTTATCAGCCCCACTTAAAAGTCTCATATGGTCAATAACTACTATTTTATATCTTCTATCATCACTAGGAATAAACCTTTCTGCAAAATCATCATCCTCAAATTCTCCAAAAGCAGAACACCAACTTCTTACTACTGTATATACCCCTCCTGCATCAACAGATTTATCGTAAATAGTTAAATAGGTTTCCGCTTTATCCAACCAATGTCTTGACTTCTCTATCAATTCAAATTTTTCATCATCTAGAATTTCCCCTAAGGATAAAATTTCTTTATAGGAAATCATTACATGATACTGATCAGATATATATAAACTTAACAATTTAGCTAATAAAACTTCTGGTCCCATCTCTAATGAGAAATATAAAATACTCACAGGAGTGTCTGGATGCTCCATTGAATATTGTATTGGTTTATATACATGAGTAAATAAAGTATAAGTAGTTTTACCTGATCCGCTGTCCCCGAAAATAGTACTCATAAACCCTCTCTGAATACCATAGGTATACTTATCTAAGTCTGGAAGTCCAGTAGGAATACCAATGTTATTTCCTTCTCTTCCTGCCTTAATTCTTTTATATAATGAATCTACTATTCCCATTATAATAGAATACTAGATTGATATGTTCCGATTCCTTGTTTAATTGCAGCCTGTATTTCTCTCCATCGTTGGTTTATAACGAATGTAGCCAAACTACAATTAATTAAATTATTCTCTTTAGCATACTCTACTAATCGAATCACCTCAGCGTGTGCTTCAGGATTCCATCTAATAGATTTTCCATAAAAGAAAAAGAAATCGTCCATAGATCCAAAATGGTTACCAGTAGTAATACTACGAGCACCTACAAAAGAACCATTTACATTAATAAACTCAGGATAAGTAAGGAATAGTTCTTTACCTAATTCTCCAGAATGTTTTAGAAAACTTTTAATAAAGTTTGCTGTGAAAGGGATGTCTGGATAAGATTTACCATCTTCTCCTTTTACGAAATTAAATTGAATATCATCTATATCAAGATGATCTGTTTTCTTAACCTTAAATTTCTTTAAGATTCCTTTTGCTTGTAGAGATTCAATTATATCTAGCTTCAATCCTCCAACGATTTTAGAATATTCTTCCAAAGGTTGAACTCTACTTTCTGGATAGCTAGCGAGGAATAATAATTTAATGATCCACCATTCCTCTGCGGTAAGACCATATTGCGTCAGTAGATTTAATTCTCTATCTACTGAAATAGAGATTTTTTCCATAAATGTTTAAGTTTATATTGTGAAACAATACAACTTAAGCAACCACAGTTAATTCCAGGGTATTGGACGATATGTGGATGGAAAATTAGTTGTGATAAAAACTAGATTTTTAGTTTTTCTAATGATTGTTTTAGTTATGATTTTTTTTATTTCTACATTGTTTGCATTGAGTAGTTATCCAACCTCTTCCTTCAGTAGTTACATCTGTGGTACTTCCACAAAATTCACATACTTTATACGATTCATCCTCAATTCTACTTGCCCAATCCCGAAATTCTTCTGGAGCATTAGAGATATAAAATCTTAACCCTCCAAACTTTTCTTTAATCTGATCAATATGAATTTGCTCACTTTCGAATTTATCTTTATTGTATTTTTGTATAGCAAAATAGAGTGGAAGTACTAATCCATACCAACCATAACCACATTCAATACCAAATAACTCAAAAGGATATTTAATTCTTCTATTTTCTTCCTTAATCTTTAACTGTAAGGTCTTAATAAAATCCATTAAGGATTCCTTATCGGTGTCCTCCGAAATGGAATTTAATTCTTTTTCTAATTTATTCAAATCTAACATATCACTTAATAAATTTACCTCTTCTACTCCATTCTATTTCATCACCAGCAATGTTTGCTATAATGTTTCTGATAAAATCCTCAGGACCTTTTTCATGTTGAATAAGATAATCCAGTGTTTTTAAAATCAATACATTCATTGCTTTGAGTTCTTCTTGATTTTTTAAAATTAAATCTAGTTTAACGGATAATTCTTCATTAGTTACCATAGATTTGTCTAATAATGATTTAACATAACTGGACCTTCAATTCTTTCTTCAAGAATATCCTCTCCATCTAGTAATCTTTTTAGCATAGATTCAGTAACAGTTATATAATCATTATCTTTTGTTGATCTAGCAAACCAAGCTTCTTCAACAGTTTGTTTAAGCACAAAAGTAAAAGCCTCTGGAATAATTCCATCATTTCTAGGAGATAATAATCTTCCCAACTTCTGTTCCTTGGCATCAAAAGAAGAATTATTACATAACATTATTCCTAAATTACATCCATTTAATTCCACACCTAAAGATATACCATTCACTGCAGACATTACTCCATAATAGCTATTTTTAAAATCTTCAAGTTCTTTGAATTTTTCTTTTGTCTTCATATCAGAATTATAATAATAACCTTCAAATAGACGTGATATAGCTATTGTGGGAGAGAATATTATAGCTTTGGATTTATTCCTTTTCCTTAAAATTAACTTCGCTAATTCTACCTTTTTTGGATGTGTCTGAATAAATTCAATTCTATTTTTTAATTCTCTATTAAACCCAAATGTACAAGCATCAGTAAGTTTTGGATCACAGCATTTAAAATTAGTAATGTTTCTCCTGACTTCTTTACTCTTAACACTAGACATTGCCAACTCAAAATCTTGATTAAAGAAATTAAAGTATTTTTGAAACTTAGCATCATGATCTTGGTATATATCTATATCAGGAACGTCAATAATTACCTTATATTCTTTATAATTATTGATCCATCCATTTTTAATAGCTTCTTCTTTAGATACCTCCTCTACAGTAGGACATATTTTAGATATCCTAATATGTTTATTATCGGATCTTTCTAAAGTGGCAGTTAATCCAAGTATATACTTAAATCTGATTTTAAAGATATTAATATTATTATCAGATACTGCTTTATGGATTTCATCAACTATCAATAAATCACATTCATATATATTTTTAATTATATAATCATATGTATATACTCTGCACTTTCCATAAACACCTTTATCTAATGTAAGATTATACCATTGGTACTGTAAGGCTTGTGTGGGAACTCCTATTACTACAGTCTTATCTGGATTTCGATTTAAGAATCGCCTAACTATATCAATAGCTAATAAAGATTTTCCCATTCTTGTTGGCCATACTACTGTTCCTCTTCCCTTATTTACTCTCCACTTTTCAGTAGTCTCCTTAATTTTTTCCTCCTTAGTCATAACTAAGCAATTTCACGTTTCTCACATTTTCTAATTCTTGAATATATTAAATTAGAAAACCCTCTTAATACACACTGAGAACTTTCTTTAATTCTTTCATCTTTTACATGGTCATAATTTCGACTAATAGAATCAATCCATTTCTTAGTGTTTAGTAATTGTTCTTTTTCAGTACAAGATAGTATTACTTCAAATATTTTATCTTTTACTTCAATTTGTTCATCTAAATCTTTCATAGTTTCTTTTTAATGAATCCAGAAATCTCCTATAGATGCCTCAGACTTTAATGGTGCAGTAGGACAGAAATATATACCAGCTGCATACATGCATTTAGCTAGAACAGTATCTATTTCCTCTACCATATATTCTGGACATTCTACGTTTATTTCATCATGTGCTGGGATGCAATATTTAACTATTTTAAGCAAATTATGCTCCTTTAAATATTTAAAAAACAATATAGATGCTAATTTAAACATCACTGCTCCAGTAGATTGTATACGATAATTAATACTTTGCTTTTGAGATTCTGCAACTCTTTTTCTATATGCCGAAGGATTTTCAGATCTCAAATAATCCCATGAATCATAGTCATATATATGTGCTCTATGCCCAAGTTTATTTAACAAAATATATCCTTTGTTTAATACATCTTGTCTACAATACTCTTGATATGCACACATACCTGCAAATCCATTCATATATTTATCATACACTTCTTTTGCTTTTTTCTTAGAAATACCATAATTCTTAACTAGAGTACTATCATTTCCTCCGTAAGCAAACGCAAATTCATAACCCTTAGCTTCTTGTCTAAGATCATGAAACTTAGAATTAATTTCCTTTAAAGGCATATCATTAGGGATTTCATCAAACACTAATCTTGCAGTTAGTGAATGTAAATCCCCACTACCATTAAGTAATTCATCTAGCATTGCTTGGTCATTGGATAGATATGCTAAGACATACGATTCCTGCCCTGAATAGTCTCTAGAAATCCATTTATTGCCTTTCTCAGCAACGAAACAGGATCTAGTAAATGCATCTTTAGGTAAATTTTGTAAATTTGGGTCAGAAGATGCAAATCTAGCTGTATCGGTTCCAAGTTGATGAAAATTAGCATGTACTCTACCTGTTTTTGGATTTATATTCTTTAAGAACTTATCTCCAAAAGTATTTACTAAAATCTCAGCTTTCTTAAATTCTCTATATAAAGGAATAATTGGAAATTTATGTTGTTGAGGAGCTATAACATTATCTTGAACAGATTTTTTGGTTTTCTTGGTAAATTTATCAACAGTAGTAACATCAATCCCCAAATCCTCAAATAATTCAATAACCTGTTTAGAGCTTCCCCAATTTACAGTACACTTGGGAGTCAGATCAAACCCTGTGAACAAGTCTCCCTGAGAATCTATTCTACTATACTTTCTTTTTTGAACAAATTCATAAGCCTCCCATTTTGAATATCCCCTATCAACATCTTTATCAGGACACCTTCTAGCCTTCTTCAGAGCAGCTCTTTCCTGTTCAATAACATTTAATCCCTTACCTTTATATACTTCTATATATACAACCTCAGAGTCCTTCTCTAGTTTTTCATTTTCCCATTTGACTACCCAATCATCTAGTCTTTTCTTGGCTTCTTCTAAAGCTTCCTTATCCTTTACCATTTTCTGCCCCCACTTATTTGTGTCAATTTTGGCTCCGCAGTATTCAATATATGCTACTACTTTAAGAACTTTATTCTCAAAGTCTACAGCATTTATTAATTCCTGAGCCTTAATTTGTATCTGCTGAAGATCTTTAATCTTCTCTAGATATTTGACATCGTGGGCAGCATAAACTATAACATCATCAGTTAGACCAGTATTAATAATTTTACCTCTGATGGTTTTGTCTAAATCTAATCCTAGATAATTATATGCAGCATCCTTTAAAGACATACCATGCATACCAGGAGGATAACCCAACCAGAGTAACTTCTCAGCAAGCATTCCATCATATAAATTCTCTGGATAAATATCAACATGATAAAGGAATTTCAAATCAAAACATAAGTTCCATCCAAGGAATAATCTATCAGATTCAAGATATTCTTTATACAACTGAATATCTATAGATGTACAATCAATTACTACTTGATCTTCATAATTACCTAATTGAATACATAGTAATTTTTTTGTATGTACATCTAAACCCCCAGTTTCAGTATCTAACCCTACTACTCTCATAGGGTTTAAAATCTCTAAAGATTCATATACTGAAACTACTTGGTAATTATCTGAGTTAAATAGAGATTTTTGATTTGATACAAAATATATCATTAAATTATTCTCTCTTTAATGATAAGCTAAACTTCTTAGCTTTAGCAACTTTTTTAATTTGAGAAATTAATGCTTCCCATTTTTCTATATGATCTCGAACATTTCTTTCTAAGTCAAGCAACACTTTATACCGCAAAATTTCTAACTGTGTAGTAGTTAAATCAGCAAATTTAGCAGGTCTAAGAATAAGCATTTGCCGTAACTCTTCTACAGTAAGTCCTCTTGAATTTTGCTTTAAAATATGGTAATCCTTGAGTCGTAAATACTGTCTAGCAATGTCCAGTTTACTTACAGTATTATTTATACCATTTTTTAAAGCATATGTTTTTAAGGTTTTAATATCATCTCTATCAAACCAAACCCCCCTTTTAAGTAAAAATGATTTAGTTATATGAGAGTTATCAAATACCCCTAATTTATCATTACAAGCATCACTAATTAACTGTAAAGATAATTTATTATATTTAGTAGATAATGGGGTATTTACATATTGTCCAAATGTAGATACTTCAGCATCCACTATAATTCCTTTATTTCTATTATTATCAATAACCTCATTAATGGCTTCACTCAATGCAAATCTAGTAAAGTTTTTATCTTCACTTTGCATTTCTCTTAATAATAATTCTGCCCCAATTTTATCCTTTTGAGATTTGATTAATGCTAATACATTATATCTCCCAGGACTCAATTTATCATCATTTCTCAACATACTCTCACAATGATCATAAAACTGTTGTAATTGTTCTTGTGAACAATCAACTAATTTTACACTCTGTTGAGAATTTTGATTCTCTCTGTCTTTAGGAAACTTCCACACAAATGTATTAATGTCTTCTCTTTTTTTTCTTAATGCTTCATTTAATTTATCTCCAAGTGCTGCTACCATACTAATATAATTTAAATAACTTTAATTTTAAAATCATCATCTTTTCGTTTGATGATCTCATTACTATCCTTTATAAATTTAATAAAAGCAATGTGAGTGTAATTGTACGGAACAAATATCTCTCTCTCCTCAGTACTTCCCTCTTTGTAATACCACTTACTTTTTCCGGCTACTATAAGACAAAAAGTAAGATATCCAATATCTCCTATATTTATCTCTTTCTGAATCCAATTTGGATATTTAGTAACCATGTAATATTCTCCTTCTATATCTAAATCTGCAAAAACATAAGTAGTATAATATCCATCCTCCTTTTCCAGTAACTGTGCTCTTACAGTACAAGGTACAGGAGTGGACTCCAAAAAATCATTAGTCATTAAAATGATAGTGAGTTACTAAGGATTGCTGTTGCTTTGTTAAATATTTTAATACCTCATCTATTTCTATTGGACGATACCAAACTGGCCAACTAATTTCAATTTGGGCTATATCATGATTCTTTAAATTTCCATGAGTATGTCCAAATATTTGAAATCCTCCCTTTTGCTTCTTCCACCAATCTAACATAGGATAATGACAAAGTTGGAAAGTAAATTTCCCTTCGTCAGTGTTATCTAAACTATATTCAATAACTTGTAAAGGAGGAAGTATTTCTTTAAATACTTTATTTTCCTTATAAAAGTTAATTGCTTTATCTGTGTCATGATTCCCAGGTATGAAATAAATCTGTCCATTAAGTCTCTTTAAGAAACCTAACACTGTGTTACTTTTTTCGTATAATGTTATGTCTCCTAGTAGAAAAACTATATCAGAATCTCGAACAGTATTATTCCATACCTCAATTATACTCTCATTCATTTCCTCAACTGTAGCATATGGCCTATTATCATATTTAATGATATTTTTATGCATCCAGTGGAGATCTGATGTGAAGTATATTCCTCTACCTTCTTCTTTTTTGAATTTTAATATCATTCCCTACTAATGTCTATTCGCAACCATAGAGGATGTGTAGAGTCCGTACCTAAATCTTTTTCAATAACTAATCCATCAATATTAAATCCAGATTTTTCTCTTGCAAACCACGCATAGATTGGAGCGTTCTGTTCCTCTTCGCTTAAACCCATTAAAATATTAATAAGATCTATCACTTTTAATTCCTTCATAGTTATTGATTAAAAGTCAAAAATATTGCATTAGTTTCTCCATTCTCTAAACCCTCTATAGACTGTGTTGTAACACATTGAATTTCAAAATCTTTTTTAAAATCTGTTAACTTAATCTCATCTGCATCTGTAAATCCTTTAAATTTTTTAAGATGATCAATTTCTAATAATAGTTCTCCGATTAACAATGTCTAAATTTTTTAATTGAGTTATAAATTAATCTTACTTTAGATTCTAATTCCTCCAAAGTGCCATTATTCTCAATAATATAATCAAAGTTTGGATAATTATCCAATTCAGTTTCGGACGAATGAGAAGAAATACTTCTGGAAACCTGAATTTCTGGACGATCAACTCTTATTAAAATCCCTTTATTAGATTTAATAAAATCAGCTTCATTTTTATATCTAACATCAGTAATAATGCTAAGACATGTGCTTTCAGATACTAAATCAGATTTAAGCATTCTAATCCAAAAATCCTGTCCATATTCAGATCTAAATTTGTCTCCAAAGAATTGTAACGCTTCTCTATAAGTAACTACCTCATAAGTTCTAAATATATCCTTGTAGAATATTTTAGAGTTCGGAACAATATGTGTTATTATCCCATCTTTAGTGATTTTTATGAAATTAGGTATATGAGAGGCTTTAAATTCTTGATTATTTAAAGAATTATAATCACAGTCAACTATAGATGCAACAATTTTCTTTAAGCTATCTGCGAAAGAATATTTATAAATAGAATATTCAATACATCCTAAATTATATAACATTTCTCCAACTGTATCCTTTCCAGATTTAATTTTACCACTAATTCCAATTAACATAGTATAGTATTTTGATCGTTACTTACTAAAATTAAATTTTTATCAGTAGAAGCTAAGGTAATTTTAATTTCCCTACTTCCACAATCGCAAAATGTTACAGATGAAGTTTCTGGATGTTTTTCTTTATATATAGAAGTTTTTGTCGCTAAATCTCTCATTGGGGTATGCCCTACAAATTGACGAAATCCAACTATATATTTATTAAACATCTCTTGAAAATCTGCCCATAGTGGACCTCCGCATGGTGATACTCCTCCTCTTGTATATCCAATCTGCATAACTCTATCGAGAATAGTATGAGAATCTACACCAAAATTTACTTTTTCTTCTAAGTCTTCTAGTTTAAAATCTTTGAATTTATTCCATTTATCCTCATCTATAGAGTTATAATCCTCTTCATTCAACCAATAATAATTATCCTTTATCCAATCCTTTGAAAATCCTGCGTGAGAAAATAACAATTTTTGGGTGGGAAAAGAATACAAAGGTAATGAAATATTTATTAATTTACAAATCTGAAAGAGATTTTTATTTTCAATAAGTAATTTTTCTATTTCAGGAAAAGCTCCATATCTAAAACCACTACAATATCCAATATAAGGATTAAGATAGTTCCATTCATGATTTCCATATAATAGAACTACTTTATGCATATAAGATCTCTTAAATTCAATTATGTCCTGTAAATTAGATATTATATCCGGTGTAGGTATAGTCCAATCGTCCACATAATCACCTAAAAAAATACAATAGTCTAATTCCTCTATATCCTCAATTAAATTTTTCCACCAATCATGACCATGTATATCAGGAATTATTCGTATCTTCATTGGTTTTCGTATTTAAATATTCTGATGTTAATCCATACTCAAGTTTAATGGGAGATAGGAACCTATCCGCTTCTCTTTTTGATATATACCAAGGCTTCCAGTGTTTACGAATTAATTTATTACAATATTCATTCCAAACATCTTCTTGGGCTTTAGTTTTAAATGTATAGTATCTATACCATTCAATACCATTTATAAGCCCATTTTCTTGTGTATTTATATCTTCAAGAACTTTACCATAAGGTCTTAATTCCGAATCAATAATTGCTTTTAATAATTTTTCTGGAGTATAGAGCCTTTTATTATTAGCCCTATACTTCTTTTTTGGTTTAAATTTCCTCATTTAATTATAAATTAATAATTTTAATAGGATTTAAATTAAAAGAACTCGGAGTAATTTTAACACAATCCTTTTCCAGAATAATATTCTTACTTAATGACTCTGGTGGGTATAACCATGTTTTAATTTTGAAGTTTTTTAGATAATCTACAAAATGAGCACCAAACGCCACATTTTTTATATTTTCTTTATCAAGAAAAGTTTCAAGATATTCCCATACTCCCTCATCAATGCCTTTAGTACTTCTGCCTGCAGGCATTAATGGCAGTAATACATGATAAGCTATCTCATCCCCATATTTAAAAACATTTGATATAAATTCATCCACTGAATCTCTATCTGAGATTAAATGATGAATATTTACATTAGTATTTCCGTACTTTAGAAGATTAGTTACTGCTGCTTTTGCTTTCTGCCTAATTAAAGGATTACCAAAACTTACAGCTACTCCACCAACAAACTCACTAGTGGCTTCCATAATAGTGTTGGCAATAGGATTCTTACCATATTCACTTAAAATGATTCCATTAGTAGTATAATTAGGAACTACCCTACTATGATACACAGTATTTAAGAATTTAGTAAAATCTGGATGAATCGTTGCCTCACCAGTAGAACCAATTGCTATCTGAAATGGTTTTTCTGTAATTCTTACATTAATTCCATTAAGTTTTTCATCCTCAGGAAATGTTTTCATCCATTTCTCCCAAGTTTCACAGATGTCTTCATAATTTTTACCTTTATGTGATGCAGATACATAACAAAAATCACATTCTGCATTACATTTTGTATTAATTCCAACATCATAAAACTCGGCTCGATCTGCAGGAAGCTCTTTGGCAACTCCCTCTCCAGTTCTGATTGTTTTTAAATTGCACCAGAGGGCATTATAATTATACTCTGGGAAACTTCTTCTCTTAACTCCAAAATTTTTAAAATCTTTCATTATCTTTAAATTCTATTGTATATGTATTACTTCCAAACTTTTGATTTAGTAATGCTGTTATTCCTGCCTCAAAAAAAGTTGTTAAATCACAACAATTATATGGAATCCATATTTCTATTCTAGGACAAGGTTTAATATCACCAAAGTATCCTATTTCTGATTCATCATTTGAATTTATCCAATAGATTGAAGGTTCTATTTCTGGATCGTCTCCTTCAAACAGAGTTTCCAACAATTCATAGATGGGATATAGGTCATCTGATCCAATTATACAGAATAATTCTGATGAAGAATTAGTAATTATATCTGATATAGATTGAACTGGAATACTAACCGTCAAATATTGCATAATGATCATAAATTTCTTCTATTACACCTAACAGTTTATCTGCTTCCTTATTGTTATCTTTAGTAGTAACTATTACATGGGAGTTTACATAGCTGTCATAATCATCATCTATAAAATCCTCTATGGTATATTTTGTAATAGATTTATTATATAATTCATCTGGATCCATTATATCACTGTTATATAGTGTATCAGAAATATAGCCAGAATCATATAGAAAATCTTTATATGTAAAATATACATCTTCATCGTAGCGTATATCAAAATCAAATAAATCATCTGCTTTTTTATTTGACCCTACAGCTATAAGAATCCCATTAATTACAGTTTTTATGTAATCAATGGAACTTTTAGAAGCTATTTGATATATACTTGTACTACTATTAGTTATTACGTCTATTAGTGATTGAATTTTAAATATCATCCCAAATGCATATTCCAAGCATTAAACGTACTTCTAATAGCATCCCAATCATCATAAGGAATCGCATTATCTCCATTACTTAATAAAAGGATTTTTCCATCAAGTCCTTGAATTGTTTCCTTTTCCTTAGGATTCCACCAATATGGAAGTTGATTTCTATGAGAATCTTCCCATTGTTTGAAAAATTCCTTATTTAATACTTGTATTTCTTGATCCCAGCTATCAAATGTAGAATATTCTTCATGAGAGTCTCTCCACTCATCGTAATCATAGTGGATATCATCCTTAAAGGTACTAAAATATACTTCTCCATATTCGCAACTTCTTCTGGGATATCTAATATAATCCATTCTATAATCACATAAAGAGTCCTCATCTTCTATATCAGTAAACCATCCCTTTACTGTAAGATAATAGGAATACTGTTCTTCTAAGGCACTTCTTTTATCCCAATATTCATTCCAGAGAGCATCATTATCTATGTCAATACTATCTCTATATTCCTCAATCGGTTCTTCCAATTTACGAAATTCTGCTATATTTTTCCTGTAATCTTCTAGTGTAAATATTATAGGCTCTAAATATCCAGAAGTCATTGTGGACAGTATTTTGCTAATATCCTCTAGTGAAGTATTTGTATTTAATACAAATAATTCAGAGGAGCTATTTGTAATAACATCAGTTATTGATTGTACGTTTAATACTAATAAATTTTTCATATCGGTAAGTTAATCATTATTTTCTTCATCTACTTTTTCAGTATTAATAATATCTCTTTGAATATCTGTTGCATACTCTCGATTATTATAATATGATAAATTGGTTAACCAATCAGTATCATCTTCGGTAATAGCTTGAATATGTCTAGAGATATTCTCCTCCTCATGTTGTTCCCCAAGCATTACTTCTTTCAACCATTGTTCCGTGATATAATCACCTTCTTCAAGACATTGTTTAACAATTCCATTGATCCATTCTGTAGTTTCTATTTCTAGGTTTACAGTAATAGGGAAGGATTGTTCTGGTTTTGTAATTAAATGCCCAGGTTTAATAGCATCAACCTTAGGATATTCAAACTCTACTCCAGATTGAGTTAATCTATCAAACAGCCAACTATGATGATTATATTCCTCAAAGGCTCTTAATTGGTAATATTAAGATAGTTTACATAACCCTAGTTTATAATAGAAATTAGCAAAAGTTCTATAAGCATTATGATTATATAATTCTCTACTAATTTGATCTACCATAAGTTTAGCTACTTTTTCAGATATAGTCTGATCCTTTCTATTTTCTTTCATTTTAAATAAAAATTAATAAGTTCTTTTAATATATTATCATGATTAAATGCCCAAGGATAAGAATCAATATTTTTTACTTTAATCCATTTAATATCAGATACTTCATCAAGTTCAGAATTAGAGTTACTAAGATCTTGACAAAGGAGGGCTCCTTTTTTGTCAAATGCAGTAAATCTAAAAGTTACATTTTGTCGATTTTCAGTTACACTATCATTATAATCTTCAAAATATAATTTTTTAGGATCTATTTTAACACCAGTTTCTTCATATATTTCTCTAGCACATGCCTCTCTAGTAGTTTCATTATAATCCAAATATCCACAAGGACAATTCCAAAAACCTCTAAAATCTGGAGCACCATCTCCTCTTTTATTAGCTAATACATACCACTCTCCTTCATACTTGGAAAACACAAATCCTGCCACTGCTATAGATCTTGAAATCCAATAGGTTTTGCCATTTACTTCAATACTGAAATTTTTCTCCATATAAATTATTCCATTTAATATAATAATACTGATCTGCTGAAATATAAGGAACTGGACAAATATGATTTGATAACATCTCTCTTATTTTTGTTGAAGATACTTCTATTTTAGATGTCCCCAACATACAGTAAGATTTACAATTAGATATTTCATCTAAAGGATAATATTCAAATCCTGGTCTGCAACATATTAAAAAGTTATTTTCTTCCAATAATTTATTACCGTAATTCCAATCTGGAATATCTATAATAGTTTCATCGGAAGTTATTATTTTAAATTCTTCTTCAGGATATCTTTGTTTAATTTGATTTATAACAAAGTAAGTACAATATGTATCTGGATTATATATAGTCTCTTCTATTCTTGTTGGATATATTTTATTAAATAATCCTTTGCACCCCTCTAGAATTAAATTGAATCTTGCTTCAAAGTTTGCAATAGATTTATTCTTCCAAGGGTTTTGATATGCAGGAACTATCAATACTTTATCTATCTCTTTAGAATTTAAAGCGGATATAGCCATTGATAAATGTCCTATATGAAATGGGTCAAATGATCCAAATAATAATCCTGTTTTCATTCTTTCATTAAGTATCTTCTAAGAATATTTTTAGCTGTATAAGAATCTTCTTTTCCTGGTCTAATAAATGCAATATCTACATCTGAACATGAAGTAGCTTTGTTATCTACAAATTCATGATTAGGTAAAACTGCATCTCTTACAGAATCTATAAATTCTGAACGAGGTCTTTGTAAATAAGTCTCATTGTCATAAAATATAGTAACTCTGTCTGGATCAAATTCTATTTCTTCTAAAAACTCTAATGCCATTTTATCAGCACCTTCACACGCTCCTAATATAAATCTAGCATGATTATCTGAATTTATAGCATTCCTTATAGCTGGAACGTAATATAATTCAAATTCTGTAGGAGTTAAATCCCTATGCCCACTTATAAAATAAATCATATTATTTATAATAAATAGTTATATCATTTCCTTTAAATACTTTAGCTATAGGAAGATTATTCTCTCCAATAACAGTATAGTAATCTCCCATATCTACAATTAGAGTAACCTTTCTATTATATAAAGAAGGACAACATCCTACCCTAAAACGTGTAGCATCTTCTCCCCATCCTCGTTCTAGTTCTATAATCTCTAAATCATTCATAAAAGTATAAGTTTTTTAAAATCCTCACCTTCTGGAAGAGGACAGTTTTCAATCCACTCAGTCTCTCTTACCTTCCACATGGATAGATCTACATCTGGAAGTTGAATACCTTTAAAGTATTTAAGAACTAAAGATAGTTTTCTTAAAGAATTCTTTCTCTCTAAACATCTCTGATTAGCTAAGATAAATTTCCCAACATCTTCATTATCATGTAAAGTTAAAGTGATCCCATCTAAGAAACTATATATACCTAAATCAATAGTATCCACAGTAGCTACAGCAGTATATAAATATACTTTCTTCCCCATAGTATGTAATAATTTTACGAATTCAATAAGAATATTATTATTAACTAACATAGGTTCTCCACCAGTAATACTTACTTCATCATATTGAGTTAGATCATCCAAGCCTCGAATAGAATTTATATCAAAGTTCTTATTGCAACACATTGGGCAGTTCCTATAGCACTTGTTAGTAACAAGTAGTCTTAGTTTCTTATTCATATCAAATTAAATCTTTATGTTCATATCTATTTCTTTCTATACAAATTGGTAAATTCTTTCTCTTAAACTCAGATTTAACATGTCTATCTATTACCCTCATAATAGTTTCAATGTCAATGTAAAGCATTTCTTGATTCTCTAAGAATTCTTTAGCCTTTTCAGCTAAAGTCATCCCTGTAAGTTGCTCTGAATATAAATATTGAAATGCTTCAAATTCTTGAAGAATATCATCAACTTCTTGGTATGATTTTGCTCCTATTTGCTCAAGATCAGAATTAGATATTCCCAATCCATCAGTAGGAGTAAGAGAAATGGATTCTTTTAAGGCTAACATTTTATCTAAATTATCTCTAGATGGATTATCTTTAGCTGTATCTCTTAAACCATACATATCCATAATATATTTAGCTAATTCATATACCTCTGTCTTCCATAATCCGAATAAAGGATTAAAATCACCCACATCACCATGTAATGTCCAGAATCCTAATTGATATTCAGTTTGATTATCAGTAGAGATTACTATTCCCTTGTGACGACTGGCTATATCATACAGGTACATCATCCTACATCTAGCTTGAAGATTTCCATTAGCAATTGGAGTTCTGCTTGGCATTTCTTCCATCTCATCAAGATAGTAAGAATTAGCCATGTTGACATCACCTGCATCAGCACATGCATCAAAGAGAGCAGCACGATAAGAACGTTCAAGACTGTAAACTGAGAAATTACTACAAAAAGATCTTCCAACTAATTCAGAAACATTATATTCATCCCTCTTATTTTTAATAGGAAGACTTCTCCCTATTAATGGAATACCAGTTTGCTTACCAACTTCATGACAAATCGCAGCAGTAACAGTAGAATCAATACCACCACTGATGCCCAAAACCATAGCTTGTATATGATTATCTGTAAGATACTTACTAGTTTCATTTACTAAGGTTTCAAAGACTTTTTTATAATTAAGTTCTCTCATTTTGCTTTTCTTTTAAATATAAGATAGCCTTCTAAATTGAAAAAATCCTTAGGATCTTTAGGTATACAAGAGACCAGTTCCCAACCTTTTTCTCCATAACTATTTAAAAAACTGTCAAAATAACTCAGCCAGGATTCATCATAACATACAGTTAAATATTCAAATTTATCCATTATTATTCATTTAATCCCATAAAACATATTTCATATTTCTCTGGAAGATTCTCTTCCACACATTCTTTCCAATGTATAGCTATAGAATCTCCATTACATACAATGTATTTATCATCTTGATAGTGATAAATTCTTATGTATTTCAGCCATCCTCCACATTTAACATTATTAAAGAATAAATGCCTCCAAGAACCTCTTCCTCCAGACATAGTTTCTATACTCTTTAACCAAGGAAGAATTTCTTCCTTGGTTATAAGCATACTTTTCTTTGCAGATTTATATTTAATAAGGTTTTCAACTTTAAGACCTTCTAAATTCTGCTTCTCTTCAGAGAGTAAACAATGAAAATCTCTAGTATCACAATGAATAGCTGTTGTATCTTTTGGAATCCCATTAATGTCATCAATATAAATCCAATTATCAACTCTGCCCTTCATATATTACATTTTCTGAGATAATGTATTCTCCTCTAGAAGAATATAAAAACTCTATCGCAGCTTCTCTAGAATTAAAAATTGCAGGTTGTATTTCCGCAGTAATTGGAGCTTTGGTAATCATCTCCTGCCATTTCATTGTTCCCGAGTCAAACTCCTCACAAATATATTCCACCTTTCCATTGGTATATATTCTTTCTAGTATTCTATTTTTCATTAAAATCCAATTTTATTTCTTTTTAGTTCTTCTGCTCCATTATCTTCGGAATTATATATTTGAGCTAATGTACAATCATGTTCTACTTCTTTACCTAAAGAAGCAATTAGTGCATCAGCTTTCTCAGGACATAGTGGTTTAAATTCATATTGAATTTTTAATCTACCTTTTCTTTTAATTGCAGAATCTAGTTTATTTAATTCACAATTAAAAGTACAGATGAATTTAATATTCAAAGAATCTCCCAACAATCCATCAGATATATTCAAAAGAGTAGCTAATCTGGAATTATTAGTTGTGATTCTATCAGCTAGTAATGTCTCGCAGTCCTCTAATATAAATATACAATCTTTATTGTTAAGAAGAAACTGTACAAAAGATGCATCACAAATATAAGTAAATAGAGATTGATCTAAATATACAAAGGATTTACTACTGTTATAGATTAAGTGACGTATATAGGAAGTTTTTCCACAGCCTGGTTTACCATATAAAATAGCTAATCCAGAATTTTTAGAATTAATGAATTCTAATATTTTATCATGAGGTAGATCATCGTTATAGTTCATAGCTAAATCTATCTTCATATCTTTAGTCTCTAATCTAGTAGGAGAAAACATTCCATTACTATATGTTACGTAATCAAAATATTTAATATCGGCAGGAGGAGCAAATTCAATGTTTTTGCAAATCTGAATGTATTCTCCATTATGTTGCACTATCAAAATTTGATATGGTTCCCCTGTATATGTACATATAAATGTAAGTATTACAGGAAATTCTATTGTATAGAATGTTATTGTTTCTTGTGAAACGTACCAACCATCTTCTGAATTTTTATTATATTCATAATCATATTGTATATAATAATCCGAAACTTTAGATTTTAAATTTTCTATAGATTTTTGTGCATTAACATTTGTATAAGTTTTATAATCTGAAGATGGCAGAATCCTATGTATAAATTTAAATATAGTTTGTTGACAATTAAAGTGAGAATAATCTTTATTAAAAATCGTCATTTCGTGAACTGCTATCTTATATAATTCTTCTGTTTTACTCATCATAATGTTGATTTATTATCATTTGAGCTAAAGCAACCTCTTCAGGATCTCCAATATGTTTACCTTCTACATCAGATAATTTAATACATTTCTTAACAGGCTGCCTACTATTCATTCTACAAGAAACTAATTTCATTACAATGTTAGATGGCTTAACCCCTTCTAAATCACAAGTCAAATTAGTTCCAATTCCAAATGAACAATTGATCCTACCTTTACAACAATTAAATATATCAACAGCTTTAGGAATATCCAACGAATCTGAAAACACAATAGTCTTAGTCATTGGATTAATATTTAACTCCCTATATCTATCAACACACTTATTGATAAATTGAAATGAATCTCCAGAATCTTGTCTCACACCGTCAAATAACTTAGCATGTTTCTTAGAGAAATTCTTGAAGAATACATTAGAGGTATATGTATCTGATAAAGCAATTCCTAATTCTCCATCATATACATTAATCCAATTTTCTAATGCAAGATAATTGGCTTGATCATATCCATACATTGCTCCATGAAACATTACCCATTCGTGTGGAAAAGTCCCAATCATTTTAATATCTCTTAAATATGCCATATGGCAGTTAGATGTTCCAACAAAGTTTTGAGGACAATCGTGTAGTAACTTGTCAATTACCTCTGATTGTACATCATAACTAAATCTTCTTCTAGTTCCAAAATCAGCAACTTTAAACTCATATGGGAGATTACGTACTTTATTCCCAGTTCTAGTATATAAATCCGTTATATCCCATTTATTAAATCTATGCTGTAATCTACTAACTAGGGCAAGAATAGGAATTTCATAGAGAGTCACTTTATATAGATAATCAGTAACATCTATATGCAAATGACATTCTTCATCCAAATGAAAATGTATTTTTGAACAATCAAATTTAAAAGATTGTAACCACTCAAAGTAGTAATCTGGAATGAAATAACACTTCTCCTGCATAAATTTCTTTTCACTATCACTTAACTTAAGAGAAGCCAGATTAGCTATTTCGTAATTGAGATAATCTATATCCTCTTCAGTATAGCAACTTCCATTCCTATCTACAAATTCAAATGTCCCAATAGCATCAGGGAAGAGTTTCATATAAGCATAAGATACAGAAAACTTATATAAATCAGTATCTAAAATTGATTTAATTTCCATTTTGTTTATCTAATAATTCATCAAATATATCATATATTATACTTTCTATATCTTGAACAGAAATATATTCTCCAGACATAATAGTATTAAACTGTTTATCCTTAACCTCATATAATTTTAGAATTAAAGAGTTTCTCAGATCAATTAAATCTTTATAATTATAATAAGTAGGATAAAATGGACAATCCTTTTCAACAGGTTTATTAATTTGTACAAATCTATTCAATTTCTTACAGAAATGTCCAGCAATACTTCCACTTTCTCCATCTATAAGAACATTCACAGATTTACAATACTCACACGTAGATACACAATCCATTATTCCACTATTAATCCTTCTTCTTCAATAAATTTATTTAAGGTACTTCCATCATCAATAGAAGCAATAAGATCTTTTAAAACCACAATATGATCAGGATCAACTAAATAAGATGTATTTATGATATTTCGTATAGTTTCTTTTACACAATAATCTCCAGCCACTCCACACACATAGACTTTAACATCTCTCCAGCTAGTATCTACTGGAGTATAATCATCAAAATCATCCCCATCTCCAAAGGCTCCAAACTCCTCAGTATCTACAAATTGTCCTTTCTCTATTATTTGTGCTGATTTTTTAAGAACTATTTCTTTAATAAAATCATCATAGGAAGCACCAAGACTTCCCATTACACAATGAACCGGAAATTGTCCTCCTTGAGTACTGAAGCTACAATGATTTGCAGGATGTGAATCTAAAGTAATAATTACTTCATCAAAATCATTTTCAAAGACGTATTTATTAATAGCTTGTGTAAGATTGTCATTCTTTACATATAAACTACCTCTAGGATCCAAAAAATCATACTGAGGATCTACTATAACCAATATCTTTTTCATTGCATTCTGTAATAATCGTAAATAATATCTTTATTCTTTCTAATAAATGCGTTTGCTGAATTATTGTCCGGAAATGCTAGTAAGAAATTATGAATAGTTCTATATATATCTATATACAAAGATGTTTTTGATGGATGAATACAGGCCTTAAGATCATACTCATCTAGCCAATCCGGTGAATAACCTGTCACCACGTTAAAATAAGACATTAACTTTTCCAGTTTATATGCTGCGTTTACATGTTCACTACAAGGAAATTTTACATTCTCCTCAGGAAATATTTCAGCATATTCATCCCAGGATAAAATTGCAACATCTTCGATAGAAGGAATCATATCCTTAACATCTTTTAACTCAATATCACCATTGTAAATAGATTTTCTTAATAGATTTAAAACTGCTTTATTCATATACGATTACTTTTTAATAAATTTTTTCTTAACACCATAATTATCTGAGACTTCTTCAAAACTATTATCTAGTAACCATTCTTTTGGAGCACTAACTAATTGTATATACTCCAAATACATTCTATTAGCATTTACCTTATCTTCAACAAACTTATCAGATTCTAAATTTTTAAAATCTTCTAAAGCGATAATGTTTTTATCTACAAAGGAGTATTTAATGTATTCATATCCAAATTTGTTATTACTATTAACAGATAAAACACTATCACCTCTTTTATATAACATTATGCCTTGAGGAGTTTTGTTTCTTGAGACGGAATATATTTAGAAGCTTTCACTTCTTTCAATTCCTTCTGCAGATCCTCAATTTTCTGTTCTTTTTGCAACTGGAAGGCTCTTCTCTCAAGATATGCTTTAGGATCCTTGTTGTACTTCTCTTTATGAATCTTGTAAGAAGGAATAAACATAGAGGGATCTTGTTGAAAGTATCTTTCAAAGGATTTTAGAAGAGCTTGAATAGTATCATAGTTCAATGAATAAGTTTGACCAGATGTTACTACATCAAATGGTCTTGTATTGGCATAATTCAAAGCCATAGCTTTACCTTTTTCTAATGAAAATGTATCTCCATGATTTTGAACTGCAATTCCAAATTGTACACTTTTAACAGTAATTGGAGAGCCTTCAAAAAGAGTATTATAAACATCTACTTTGCTAACTGCACAAATAACAAATCCTCTTTCCTCACCAGTGAAATCCTTAAATTCACTAACCAAATATTGTTCTCTAACTTTGTTCATAAATTTTTTAATTTTAATTATTAATTTTAGCTTCAATCATTTTCCATAATTCTTCATCCGCTTTAACAGTAAACTCACCATCAACGAATCCTAATATCATATCTTTACCATCTCCAGAGAAATAAGCTCTCTTCACATCATCTAACTTAAATATAAATCTAGTATACTTATACTGTTCTTCCAGCTTGGGAGTAGAAGCTATTCCCATAGTTTCTTCTTCTCTATCCCTGATACGTTGATTTTCATCTAATTCTTTAAAATTCGCTAATACTTTTACTCTTGCTAACATTAATTTAGGTCTAACAAATTAGAATAGGGTTCATTGCATTTGGAATGTGTAGTAGATAAATACTTAATATCTCTAACCACACTAGGCATTTTGGGAGTCTCTATTACATCAAATAAATCATCCATATCATCTGGAAGAAGCTCTAAATACCAACCATTAGCTACAATAACTAAATCACTAGGTAATTCAAATTTATGTGAATAATCTGTAGTCTTAGCTACTTCCTTAAATTGTTCCCATACAGTTCTGAAATCCTCACTTCCACACCAAATAATATCTCTTTCTGATAATTCATAGGATTCTAAAACACTATAGATTTCCTCTAATAAATTATAGTTTTTCATAGTTTAATTAATTCCGACAAGTATTTAATGGATTTTTTATATTCCGTTAAAAAAGTTTTAAGATCTACTACATCATCCCCAATAGCTTTATTTGTAATTACAGCTGCAAGTTTAGATAGAAGAGTATCCATATGAAAATCGTATCCAATTACTTCCCATCCTTCCTTTTCTTTATCTGTTCCTTTATTTATTATCTTTTTAATAAATAAAGAATATCTTCCAGCTGCATTTCCTGCATCTATTCGATAATCTTTTTCTAAAACAATGGTTTTAGAGGTAGTACTTTCACTATCTACTACCTCTTCTTCATTTTTCTTTTTAGCCATTAATCAGTTATATAATTTTAGTTATTTAACACGTCTCGACGCCGTTTCACTGGGTAGTCTAACATTAAATATTCAGCATATAAGTCTCTAAATATGTCTCCAAATAGAACAGCTATTTCTGAGGTTCTAAAGCAAAGCCGACCGCCGACATAGGCAATGGAATAAGAAACGCTGCAGTTCGAAGCGCAGCAACCAAAACTGGAAGTGGAATCTTTCCAAAAATAAGGATAATACTTTGCTGGAGCGTTTGAATTATAAATTACTTTAAATCCATCTATTCTATTCCAAGCCTCAGCAATAGTTTTTAATTTAATAAAAGCATCTACTGATTTATCTCCTGTTTCTGATATTGGCTCTTTTCCTAGATATTTCAAAGCATCTTCATACGATTGAATATCTCCGAAATAAATGGTATTCTTGTTAATGGATCTTATTTCCTTAGTATCCTTATTGCATTCCTCAAGTACTTCAATTACCTCAGAACCATATAATAAATAAGCCCCAAATAATCCTACATAATAACTAGTTCCTTTTGGAATAATGCACTTGTATATCAAAGCATTACTTTTTCCTGTTGCTTCATCTAAAGCCTGATCATACCTTCCAAAAGTATGAATCATTCCTTCTCCAATAGTTTCTCTTTTTCCTCTCTTTTCTTTAGATATTGTTCCAGAAGCTTTAAATGTACCAAGTTGTATTTCAGCTTTTTGATACAAGGTACGTAATTTGTTCCCACTTTTTGTTACTACCTTATAACAAGTAATATCCTCTTTTGCAACTAATTTCTTACTTAATAATTCTAAACACATAATTTATCTAATTTAAATACTAGTTATTAATTTTCTATAAATAATTCTTTCTGAGGCATAAGAATCAGATATATTCCACTCATCCAGCCAATAGTTCCCATACTTAACAGTCCCAAAATAATATCTTGTCCCTTTCGGAATAATACACTCAAAACGTTGACACATTCCATAAGATGTTATAATAGAAGTTATTCCTGGAGCTTGTAAATCTGCAAAGGAATGTATAGCAGGACATGTTAATGCAGATTCTGGTTTTTCAAACATTGGAAATTTTGATCCTTCTGGTATTTCTTGTATATAACCCTTACAATTCCTCCATGCATGAAAATCAGGAAGGGGAGTCCCATTTGGAGTCTTCCAAATTTGAGTATTTAAAGTTAATGTTCTTATCAATACCTTGTAACAGATAATATCTTCTGTTGCTATTTCACAATGTTTCTTAATTGTTAAGCACATAATATAATTAATTATCTAATTCTATATCACTAGCATGTTGTGCTAGCATATCCGCTAAATTATTTAATCTAGAATCTGCATGTCCTTTAGTCCATTCAAATTCTAACTCATAATTAGGTAGTAATTCAACAACTTTCTTCCACAAATCTGGATTTTTTCTATCTTTAAAGTCTTCATCCATCCATTTACTTAACCAACCTTTAGTAATAGGATTGATTACATATTCAGAATCTGAAACTATTTTTACTTTAGAACCCTTTGGAATAGATTCTAATGCAGATATAAATCCAGATAATTCCATGCGGTTATTAGTAGTATATTTAATTCCTTTAAAATGATAAGAAATTATATTCTCATTTTCATCACATATTACTACACTATAACCACCTTGTTTACGTGAAGATTTATAAGATCCATCTGTATATATTATAAACATCATAATTTAGGTGGTTCTCCTGTTGATATACTATCTAAGAAGATAGGATCTATTATCTTTACACATTTGGACCCATAATTATTTATATATCCCCATAGTGTATCTGATCCTTCTATATACTCTGTTCCTTTTGGAATTATTGCCTCAAATACATAACAATTAGGCCATGCTCCAGCAGTATCTTGGGCATTTTCAAAGTTATTAAAACAATGAATAATCCCTCCTTCTATACTTGACCAATCCCTATTCCATTTTACAGTATCTTCTCTAGGAGTAATTATATCAGAACTTATAGGATAATATACAAAAGGAGTAAACCATCCTGGATTTCTCTTCAATTCATCATCCTCCTCAATATCCATAGCATATTCGGGAGGAAATCCATATTCTAAAACCTTCCAACAAGGAATGTCTTCTGCTGCTTTTTTAAAGTCGTTTACACTTTTAACATATAAACACATACTTATAGAATTTTCTTTGATTTAATATATTCCTCAGTTTCAGTCCATGTAGGTAAAGTCATATCAAGAACTTCATTTATATAGATTATATAGTCATTAGAAAAATAGTCATTAATTCCAACAAGAATACCTAGTATAATACATCTGTCCTTATCATCAAGTTTTGGATGATTATTTTTGATCTGAGAAGATATTGCTCTCTTAACTCTATATTTCCACTGACTATATTCTATTGCGTCTAAACTGGCCATTTGTAAACATACTAAACCTCTAGGTTTCACTTGGTTCTTCATCTAAAAACTCATTTAAATAGTCTCTTAATTCCTTTACCTTATCTACATTTAAAATAACTTCATCAAACTGAGAACCAAATCTATTCTCCATTTTAAAAATATATTTAAATGCTGTTTTTAGTCTTCTAAGAAATCCATATCTTGGATTCATGTGTGGAGCAAGATAAATTTCCTTATCCTCATCATCTTTATAATAACTTATTATAAATATATGATCTAAAGATCCACACTCACAGATAAATAGCTTTCTTTCTATCATAATCTTTCTAAAATTATTATTTCCTTAGAAGCATATTCACCATCTCCAATATAATATTTTGTTCCATCAGGAATGATACATTTAAACATATGATAAGCCTGATCTTGTGTATAGCTATAAGGATATTTATATGTATGGATAAATCCTCCCTTTACTATAAATTCTCCATCAAGGAATTTTACATCTTCACTACCTTTGGCTCTAAGATGTATATCATTTACTTTAAATCCCATGTATGGAGTTCTATAATAATATTTAAAAAAGGAGGACAATCGTTTCCAGAATGGCTTCTTTTTAATAGCATATAAATGTTTATAACAAATTATATCTCCTTTAGCTATAGTCCATTTTGATTTACTTATTAAACACATTTGTAATCATTAAATCGTTCACTAAATTTAACTACTATATCAAACATATCCTCTGGAAGAAACTCTTCAACTATTTCCTGATGAATCCTTTGTACAGGAAAAATAGTTTCGGCTAGTGCTCCAGTCATAGCTCCGATAGTATCTGTATCTCCTCCTAAACGAATAGCAGCATTAATACAATCACCTACCATAGCACCTTCTAAATTAGAAATTTCTAAAAATGCAGAATATGCTTGATCTACAGATGCAACACTACAATCAAATCCAGTTGGATTATTTAAATATAATTGATAATTATTAGTCAGATTCACAACTGGCATATGATGAAGGTATCTATACAATATCTCTACATATTTAATTGCAGCAAGAAAACTTTCTGGGCAATTATGTGTATATTGACAAGATAATATAGCTAATCTTTTACATTCTTCTTCTGTACCAGGATAATACGCTATAGGACTAATTCTCATTAAACATCCATTTCCCCATGAATGTTCAATTTTCTTACAATCTCCATTTTTAACCCAAGTAGCGAAGTTTTTACCCCACACAGATTTATTTATAAATTTACTAGCCCATTTCATATAATATCTTTCAAATTCCTCTGAACCATCAAGCATACATTCCATAGTGGCTATAGTTAAAATACTATCATCAGTAAATTCTCTACCCTCTGATAAATCTATATCAGGATTACATAAACCTTGCGGTATTCTCTCATATGGAGATCCTAGAATATCACCCAGAATAGCTCCTATAACTAAATCTCCTCTCATTTTTTATCTTTTAATATAAATTTATTTCCTCTATACTCAAATGTATAATTATTCCATAGTATTAACACACATGTCATAACCTGTCCTATAAGCCATCCAAGTACAAATATGGTAATACAATCCATTACAATAAATCCAGTCGATCTAATAGGTATCACACCTATAGATAACACTATAAAAGCTAATGCACAAGTACTACTAATCGATAATCTTTTTATCCAATTCATTTAATATTCTATTTAATGCTAATTCAAGTATTTCACAAGCCTGCCCCAATCCAGCCTTATCATCTAAGAAAATATCGTAAAATACTTTACCATTTAATCCTTTATAATCTTCCCAAGCGTGCTCATTTACAAAATCAGGTTCGATGTTCAATTTTTTACATATATCTATTGCATATTTGAGATTTCTTCCATCTCCTCTATTAGACGACCTACATGTATATAGGATTAGTTGGCAATTTATATTTTGTTTACATTTATCTACTAACATAGCTGGAAGATAACATTTATAATCAGATTCTGAAGATAATATAGTATCATCAAAATCAAAAGCAATAATTAAATATCCTCTAGTAAAATATGTTCTTACTAATTTTTCTACACATTCTTCTGTATAACAATATTTATCATAAATCATGAAATATAGTTTTATATTTACACTTATAAGCAGTATATAGATTTATACATGAAAATAAAAACCATATACATATACTTATCAATAACCACTCCGGAAGTCCTGTTGTAATCCATATAGGAAATGTTATAAACGGAGTAAATATACCTCCATATTTAATTAACATAACTCCAATATAAAGTACAACGAATCCAAATCCTAAAAAGAATACTGATAGAACAAAAATAAATAAATATTTGAATAATGTTCCTAAAGAAAATCCATCATGTAAAAATCCAAAATATAAATAGAGAAGAAATGTAATAATAAGTAAAATAATGTCTAATATTCTATGATATTTTTTCATTCACCTTTTGTTTAATTAAATCTATGTATTTATCTATAGTTTTAAATAAGTCTTTTGTGTATTCTTCTTTCGATAGTTCTATAACATTTTCCTCTTTACAACTATATATTGTGCTACCTATATATTCTACTTCTTTAAAATCAAATCCAAAACTATAACTTTTTCCACTATAGAATATAAATTCGAAGAATTTTCCAGTATCTGAAACTATAGTATAATAAATATCATCAAATTTAGTGGTAATCTTAAAATATTTACCCTTAAATCTGCTCAAAACAATATCTTTTTGAAGATCATCTATAGCACTTATTATTGAGCTTCTATATTCATTTAACTTCTTTAATTCTTTTTCAAGCTCTTTTACTTTTTCCTCCATTGTCATAAAATAAATCTTTAAAGTCCCAATATGGTATCTTTCTTTCTTTTATTCTATATTCATTTAATTCACATTCTCTAACTTCCTTATCTAATTCAAGAAGAATTCCTTCACAGAATATATCATATTCATTATTATCTGGAAGCTCATTTTCTATATCATCTAAATATGGAACTATTTCGAGGTTTGATTTTAATGAATTTATAATTCTTTTACTCTTCTTTAATTCCATACTAGTCTCTTTTATACTCTCTTTAAGTGGATCTAATACTTCTTTTTTAAAATCCACATAATCTTTACAGCATAAATATTTATCCATAATAAAAATTTAAAACCCTTACTAATAGATTAATCTATCAATAAAGGTTTATCTGTTAATATTACTGTTTCAATTCTTGGCTAAATTTAAACTAAAGGAAGGATTAAATGCCAACCTAAATTCATTTAGCATAGAGTGGTCCTTATCAAATACTTTATTATAATATATATATCCATTATAATTAATACCGATTATTGGAAGTATGGAAGACTTCTCAATGTTATAATAGTATTCCCTTTTACATAGAGATTCAAATGGCTCTCTTTTTCTAATAATGTATATTGTATATAATCCATTTAATAAGCTATATACATACACTATATCATGAGGAATTTGCTTAATTATTTTAAATACTACATGTTGACAAACCTCTAAATGAATCCAACCCTGAAAGTCTTCTACCGCAGGAGTATAGGTTAATCTGTAATATCTACATGGATTAAATAAATTCATTATATGAAACTCTCCTCTTTTAAGTCTTCCATATATTATAATCTCTTTGGAATATACATTATTTAAAAGTAATTTCTTTGTATATGGAAGTCTCATCCTTCCAATACTACAGATGCTATACAAATAACACCTAAAATAATCCAAATTACCATATAAATCCTGTTAGAAATAATGCACCAAATACTAATACCAAACAAACGGTAATGACCTTACCTGATAAATCATTCTCTTTCATAATCCTATCGTTTAATTAATTTGTACTGAATGAGGATTCGAACCTCTTTAACCTATTTTAATTCAGTTCTAGAAATTGTCTTGTTAATGGATATTGCAAAAGTTCTCTAGTTTGAACATCAACAAAAATAGGTTCTTCATCTGTATAACTTTCTGGAAAATAATCTAAATTTAACCCAATATTACATCTACTTTCATTGCAATCTAATTCTATAAATTGAGATTCTTTAAATCTTAATCCATATAATGCTTTTAAGATTCTCATAGCTGCCTGTACTGGAGTCTCTCTATGCATGGAATCATCAAGTACTAGCCCCATTGGAATTTCCATATTGTTATTAACTATGAGTTTACTTTTAGCTTTTACATATATCCATACCACCATAACAATACACAACAAAATGGGGAGACTAGTTATTACTAATCTCCCCTGAATTTAACTACCAAATATAATTATGAACAAAAGCTACTTAATTTCTTCAAACTTTACATCTGAGTATATTTGTTCTGTTAATTCTTTAGATTGTTTATTTGGAATACTATCTCTAGAAACGTATTTAGAACCAAATCCAGATATAGAAATCAGTAAAATGCCTAATATAATAATAAATTTCTTCATTTTTATCTTAAATAAATAAATAATTAAACATATTTTTATTGTAATTTAATAGATCACATACCTCTTGTCCTTGTTCTACAGATTTAACATACAAAGGAAGTAGACTTAAATTTACTTCAGTACTTACAACCCACGCCTTTTTCTCACGAGAATATACTAAACGATTATTTCTTTCATATTTACAATGTTCTGCCCAATAACCTTTAAAAATTAAATATGCTCTAATTTTTAAATATAAAGCTAACTGTCTCTCAAAATTATTACACTGTACTTCATTTGCAAACCTGTTTCCAATAGCACAAGACATCTTTATACTAATATTTGGATCAAGTAAATTTGAGCTACAATTGCACGTATTATTCATCCAATTTTGAAATTCTGCTTTAATTTTTTCTGCAGAACCTGTAGAAGTCGTTCTACACAAGTCTTCTCGTTTTCCTTTATCATTCATAATTATATCTATTTAATGTTTACCTTTATTATCTAAAATATGAGAATACATAAAAATTAGAAAAATCTTCTAATTTATCGTTTTTTCTTATATACTCACATGTTATATTATTTTTAATATTTTATATATAAAGTCATTTTCCCCAATTTCAGAAATAACTTTATTTTTACCTCTATTTTACGCTCAAATTTCTTTTATGTCCTAAAAACGAAAAATGGGGTATTTAAAGATGAAATAATCTTCAAATACCCCAAGACTAATATTAATTAAAATCTAAAAATATGAGTAAAAATTTTGTGGACACAGAGGGATTCGAACCCTCACTACATAGATCCTAAGTCTATTGCCTCTGCCAATTGGGCTACGCATCCGAAATACAACATATTTGTACTGAGTAGAGGACTTGAACCCCTGTGAATAGATCGAAAATCTACTATCCTAACCACTAGATGAACTCAGCATTTTGAGGAAGGTGAGAGGTTCGAACTCTCACAGCATTTTACTGCCCTAACACGTTAGCAATGTGTCCTCTTCACCAATTTGAGTAACCTTCCATTTAGGGTGTTATATGGGACTTGAACCCATGATCTTTGGAACCACAACCCAACGCTTTAACCAACTAAGCTAATAACACAGTGAGAGATGACAGATTTGAACTGTCGACTCCTAAATTAAAAGTTTAGTACTCTAGCCACTGAGTTAATCTCTCATAAGGGTGGGATAGAGTGGAATCGAACCACTATCTTTGGATTTTCAGTCCAACGCGAAACTGACCACCTGCGCTACTATCCCATATAATACCAGAACCTCATGTCTTAATTCCTATCCAGATTAGGAATCTTGTTGTGACCTATTTCCGTTAATTATATAGATATAAATTATATAATAACAGAGCATCTACTGTAATTGGTTCTATACACAGTATATCATATCATTCATGTGTATATTTATGGTATTTATTTTTCTCTTTTCTTTGGCTCAAAAAGTTTATATGCACTAGATAATGGTACAATATTTTCAATTATAAATCGTGTCTCAAGTAATTTATTTCCTTCACAATCTATAAAATCTAACCCTCTAATAGGATCAGAACCTATTCTCCTTAGAATAGTTCCCTTTGTAAATGTTCCATTGAGCACTTCAACGTCTTGTAATGTTACATACAAATCATTAACATTATCTTCTCTTTTAATAAAACTCATAATATAAATTTTAAATTAGTAGCGGGAGAGGGAGTCGAACCCTCGTGATTCAGCTTATGAGACTGAGCTGGTGCCTCTCCAGTCCATCCCGCAATGTTATTTAATTAAAATAATTTAAATATGTTTATAGGTATAAATGTAATTTGTTCAAATTCACTATGCCCTTTTTGTCTGGATACAATTATGTATAGTGAATTAAGCTCTACTTTAAAATCTTCCCAAGCCAATTTAGTTGTATAAAGAATAATATTTGAAATTTTTCCTTCCTCATATGTAACTTTATAAGAATTAGCTTTCATAATAGCATCTATCTCATTATTAGATGGGATATTTATACAAGCTATACATATGTGTTTTAAAATAGTTACCCATTCATCTATTGTATATTTATTGATGAATTCTTCATTAGTTTTAACTTTTTCTTCTAATATACTCATAATTATCTTATTTAGTGTGTTTATTATTGTGCAGAATAAGAGATTCGAACTCTCTCCCTGACCTTGGAAGGGTCGCATGCTAACCATTAACACCAATTCTGCAATCATCAAATTTTTATTATTAGTTTCGCTTCTTCTTTTATTCTTTCATAAATAAATCAAACGAGGACGGAACTTCTGGATGACTTTTTCCATTACTTGTATGTGTACACACTTGTTCTAGATATGGACTTGAATGTAATGCAACTATAGGATATTTACTTATTCTATCAAAGCAAATAATTCTTACATCATTGCCTATTCTATTACATACAGGTTTTCCCTCTTCGGCTTCTTTTAAATTAAAAGGTTCCATTGTTTATATGGTTTATATATTCTAATAATAATTCATTGATGTCGAAAACTGTATCCGCTAATGAACAAATGTGTTCACACTTATCTTTCGGAATATTATAGATTTCTATTAATCTTTTATTTTCCTCAATTACTTCATCTTCAGTCATATTTTTAATTAAATGTTAGTAAAAATGGGAAGTTAACCGTCTCCTTCCCTTGGTGTGATAAGTTTTTGTAATTAGTTTTACAACATTTTCCGGTTGCAGAGGCACACTTTCAACTTAACTCCGAACGGCTGTTTTTAAAGAGGCCAGGAACTCTATTTCTTAGAAACATTAAAACCTCCAAATATCATTCTGCTTAATACACATATTCCCAATGCTTGTAAAACAGTTATTTTAGGTAATCCAAATAATACTGGCATTAACCAATTCCATAACCACATCATTGGAAGCATTAATATTAATGCAAATGCTATTATAAGTACTATTCCACCGAAGAAATCTTTCATATATATAATTTTACTAATTTATAATAACTTAGTGGGCACACCTAGAATCGAACTAGGATTACATCCTTATCAGAGATGCATACTAACCATTATATTATGTGCCCAGATTAACCACAGCTCATTGCCCTTATTACTGCCTTACTTCATGAGATATAAGATAGGATAATCCCCTATATTACTATAGTTCTCGAAGGGAATACTTTGTATTAAATAGGGAGGATACTTTCATTTGCAACCTATTATCTGACCATTCGGCTTATATACTTCTGTGATTATATTATTCTATAAATTCTAAACCTCCTACACAACTTAAAAGTTTTTCTTCTCCATTGTCTAATTCAACTAAATAATAGTAATCTGCATAAGAAGAAACAAAACCTTTAAAAGTTCCAAAACTATCTTGATATGTAAGTTTACATCTCTTACCGATATTTTTAGATTCTTCAATCATCCAATCAGGAAGTAATTCATTCCATTCTGGAATTTTATAGTTAGGGTCTGAAGACTGTTCTTTAGTTAAATATATATCATTTCCTTCTATATAATATCCAAAATCTGGATCATCCAAAGAAAGACTTTCATCCATATCATCATACTTTCTTCTAAACTCTAACCATTCATTGAATAGTTTGAGTCTTTCTTCTATAGATAAATTTGTTACATTCATAAGATTTAAATTTTAAGTGGAGCCACTGAGAATCGAACTCAGATCCCTAGAATGCAAATCTAGGATAATTGCCTTTATACTATGACCCCATATTTTATTGTAGAGGATACCAGAATCGAACTGATGACCTTCACTATGTAAAAGTGTTGCTCTAAACCTACTGAGCTAATCCTCTATTTTATTTTCTTATTTCCTTTAAAAGTTCCCTATTTAGCATGATATTTAACTTCTCTTGTTTTTCTAATAATCCTTTATAATACCATGTACTGTCTTTAACTCTATGTAAAGAATCCATTTTGTGTTGTATAATACTGGATTCCTCTTTTACTCTTATAGAGATAGTACAATATGTTATATAACATGCAAGAAATACTGTAATAACTAAGCCGAATATATCTATTGTTTTCATACTTTATTTATTTATTGCATAACTGCTAGGAATCGAACCTAGAACCTTCGGTTTTGGAGACCAATGCTCTACCTAATTGAGCTACAGTTATATTAAAAGAAAATTTCAAATTCCCATGAGGATACCATTTCTTTAATATCCTCATTTATTACATCAAACCATCTTAATTTATTTTTTCTTCTTTCTCTGGCTTTTATAACTCCTCCTAATTCTACTTCCCACCAATTTGCTTCACCTTTTCTTCTTCTAGGATGATTATCTTTAAAATTATACCTAAATTTAGAATCAATTCCGTATGCTTTCATAGATTTAAAATAGTACTCCGACCAAGAATCGAACTTGGATTTATTGTTTAGAAGACAATCGTTCTATCCGTTGAACTATCAGAGCATCATTTAAGAGGAAGAAGTCGGACTCGAACCGACACATCACTTTAACATGATTACTGGTGATTTTCAAGACCACTGCCTTACCAATTAGGCTTATTCTTCCATAGTATGGGTGACAGGACTTGAACCTGCGAATCCTCTGCATCCCAAATGCAGCGTTCTACCAACTGAACTACACCCATATTAATAATTAAACATTATATTTCCTTTTCCATTTATCTAATCCAGCTTGTACTGCTTGAGTTAAATGGAATTTGGCACTTTCTTCATTACATCCACAAAGAAGATACACTAAATCAGTAATACAATTTAAAGCATCTCCACATTCACAAATAGCCCTATTTGTAATAGTTTCCTCTGTTTCAGTAAACTTCATTTTATAATTAGAAATATTTAATTTGGATATTTCCTGAGCAATCTCACCACATTCTTCCATGAGTTTGATTGTCACATCTTTTACATCTCTGGTATTCATTACAATACTAGAGGCTTCAAAACATTTATCTAATAAATCCATAATATAAATTATTTAACTTTTAAAGGTGGTCCCAGTAGGACTTGAACCTACACTCTCCAAATTATGAGTTTGTTACTTTAACCAATTAAGTTATGGGACCTTAAATTTGATAATACAAAGATACTTGAAATATTTTTCAATTCCAAGTATCTATATGAAAAAATTTACTCTTTTTTATCTTCTTCCTTTGATTGCTTAGATTCAAGAATTTTCTTCGCCATTTCTAGAATCTCTTCTTCTGAAAAACCTATTTTAGCTCTATCTTCTTCTTTTGAATCATTTTTTTCTTCAAATGCTTCAAACAGAGAATTAAATCCAGGATCAAAATCCCCTTCTCCCCCCATTAAGTTTGACATCATCTTGAACTGGAAGTAAGTAGACAGCATATCTTGTCCTTGCATTCCTCCTTGTCCCCCAAGCATTTGCATCATCATAAAACTTTCCATACCCTTATCTTTTCCTCCCATTTTATCAAAGAGATTAAACATACAACTAACTTTAGTAAAGAAAGTTATATTAAACAGATTAGTTTCTTTCTGTTTATTTGTTTGAACTCCAGTAAGAGGATTGATAAGTTTCATAGTCTTAGATGCCCAACCATCAAAAATTCTGTATTCTCCATTAATAAGAAGAACATCTCCTTCTTTCAGTTTAGCTCTAGAAACAGGTATTTTAAAGAACATACCAGGCATAGCAATGCCAGCCATATCAATAAGTTCTTTATTCTTTGAGTCCCAAGCTTTATAGGTCTGAGTTTCTGGATTAAAGAAACAAATTCCTTTAGGAGAAATTGCAATAGATTGATCGTTAATTACTCCACATTCTATATTCATACCTTGGAATATATTGTTCATATTTCCAAACATATTTCCAAAGATATTATTATTACTAGGAGTAATGGTACCTTTGCATACTGCACTTTTTTCTTCATCTGTAATCATAACTGTATTATTTATAGGATTTGGTAAATTAATTTTTTCTTTATAACGTTCTACTGCTTTTATGACTTTATCTCTATCCTTTGAGGTAAATGTAGGAAGAGCTGATAAATCCTCCAATATAGATATTTTATAAGCAAGTAAATCAATGATTTTATTTCTATCTTCTATATTTTCAAATTCAAATCTATGAATGTTATGGCCTATATTTTTGGTTTTAACATTTTGCATATATACGTGAACAGGAAAATCTAATACTTTAATTGGCAAATAAATTACACATGTATCATATTGGCATATGTGATTAAGTAGTAAGTGACTTTTAGTTGGATTATTAAATTTTTCACATATATATTTATCTAAAGCAGTATCAAAACTAAAAATATCTATAGCACTTTGGAAACTAAATTGGTCAATAAAGCGAATATTTGAATTATAGGTATGTATTGTCTTTACAAAAGATTCACAATCTATAGGGAGTCCTATGCATTTTATAAGATTATACCAATTATCAAAATTTACATCTGAAAGAAATCCATACCGACCATTATCAGTTTCCAATTCTAATATATAACATCTATTTTGAACGAAATAATAAAATTTATCATTTATATACATAATCTACTATTTTTATTTGTCGGGATATTAACTAAATAATATTATTCCCTCTTTTCTAATAAATATTTTTTAATTCAGAAACTTTTCCTGGCAATCCGTAATAGATAAACCACGTTTTTAAATATATAATTTATATTGTTGAGTTGTCTAGATTCGAACTAGACCAAAGAAATCCAAAATTTCTTATGCTTCCACTACATCACAACTCAATACCTAGATACTTAAAATTTTACATGAAGGAGTTGAACCTTCTACCTATTGTTTATCAGTCAATTGCTTTACCCAATGAGCTAATGTATTTGTTTTTGTAAGTATCTGTGTATGTTTAAATGAAGTGGGGATGGCAGGAGTCGAACCTGCTAATGTATTTTTCAAGAATACATCATTTACCAGTTTGCCTTAGCTTGATGTTCTTTGGTAAATGTAATCTTTTCCATAATTTATTTAGTTAATTATTATTTTAAAATAAAAAAATCAAGAGTTTACTGACCTATTAAAGGCGGTATAATTTCAAACTATCCTCTAGGTACCATAGATAATCCTTATATATACTTTTCTTACTCACACTATCCTCATCGTCTAGAACAGATAATGAATGTTGTCTATCAATATTCAGGCTGCCTTCCTGAATAACTCTTGATTTATAAATTGTAAGCCTAACAACGCTCCTATGGAATTACCCAATGGTCTGTCACCTATGTCCTTCTAGTATATTCTCCAATCTCCCTTTCGATACTAGACCTACTTTAAACATTTAAAATGTACCCATGTTACGATTAATGCGGACTGGTTCAGGGGTTTTGGTTTGCTTACATTAATATAACCCCTTGTTAAGACTTTTTGTGTAGGAGAATTTTGTTATCTATCCTGGCAGATAATTTACATCAGTGGTCAACTCTGATAACCTACAACTCACGTAGGTACTACACAAATTAAGTGGACTAGCGGAGAGTCGAACTCCGGTCCAAACAACTTACTCAATATTAAGATTAATTACATGCTTTAAATCTATAAATCACATAGATTAATTGTAGATAATTTTACCGACTTGTGCGCTTATACAATATCACACAACTGCCCATTTTTCGGATATACACAAACTATCAAACTAAATTGGGGCAATCCGTAGATTACCACTCCACCACCTAATTTTTTAGGAATTAGGAAACCCATTTACCACCTTAACTATTCTGTTTCTAGGTCAGTTAACAACCCAACTCCTTACGCAGCAGCTAAAGCTCTGTTTCTAGAGAAGGAAACAACTTTTCCTTTTGCATTTATTGTTTTTGCCTTTATAAGGAAACTGCCTTCCTACATGTCTTAATACCTTTCTAGTCACCTGTCAAATCCAGAACTAGCCCATAAAAATAGTCACTAATTTAATCGAATAAACTGAGAATCGAACTCAGAACACATTATACCCAAAATAACTGCCCTACCATTGGGCGATTCATTCTTAATATATAATATTGTAAGTGACTTAGTGAGAGTGGTAGGATTCGAACCTACTCAGCCGAAGCACTTGATTTACAGTCAAGCCCAACTCTCCAACTTTGGCGCACTCCCTTATTTAATATGTAAAATCTAATTTTTTCTTTGCCATATCTATATTTAATGTAACCTTTTTACCACTGAGTAACTTAGCTAAGTACTCAGTTCTGCAGTAAAAATAAGTTTTTCCATCTATACATACAGCAGGATTTCTTTCAGTATTACCAATAATATTTCCATTATTATCAGTAATAATGTCTTTGTCCTTATTATATATTTCCTCTACTGATTTATTTGTATAATCTAAATGTATAATCATGGATATAAAATTTCATTTATCTCTTTTCTTGCGAATGGAGATTCAAGTTTTAACACTAATTCATTAATTTTATTCATGTAAATTTTGATTCTTTCTTCACTACTATCAGAATCTAATTTCATATTAATAAATTCCTTGGTTATTTTAATCATTGTATCTAAGTCAGCATACATTTTATATGCCTTACATATATAGATACGTTCAATCATTCCTTGTACTTGTTCTAATGTCTCTTTCCAGTTTTCCATAATACTTTTATTTAAATTAATCTTAAATAGATCCGTTATTTGATATAAGATATGTTATAAGTGAAAGCCTAACTCTGGTATGCCATATCTTGGTAGACTAACTACTTGGACTTTTGACCCTGTTATTCATCGAAGAATCCTGTGGGTATGAACTATGTCAATATTAAATAACTTCACTACTTAAGATTTCTTTCCTGAATTTTTAATTCTAATCACTCCTCCATATATAAAGAATTAGGAAACTTTATATACTTCTGCCTAGTATTGATCGGAATTATAATAACCACCCTTAACTAGGATTCTACCAGTGATGAGGTTTCACTGCCCTATTGGTTTATTTATAGAGCACTTACTCCGATTCGAACGGAGAAAACTACATTACAAGTGTAGTGTTTTACCATTAAAACTATAAGTGCTTAATAAGGTTTTGTTTATGAAGACCTAAAACTCCAGCATCCTTATTTATATACCGCATGAGCTAACGGTGTAATTCTATTAATGGAGTATTTCCTACTCTTTCGCTTGAAAACATCCCTACCCATTTACTATCACACCATGCTTTTTCGGAAATTATACTATAATTAATTTCCATAGCTTCGTTGATAAGTGTTCTTCTTTCATAATCGGAGATAGTAGTATCTCTTAATTGAGTCTCAATATAATTTCTTTTGGCTAAAAATTGATCCTCTATTCTTTGATAGGGATAGCTACATAGCATTACAATCAATGCTACAGCACACACTACAGCAACAACCCAACTTACTACATTTAATCCTTCTCTATCATAATCATTATAAGAATAAATAATTCCAATAACTGCAAGGATAAAAACTGCACAAGTTATATAAAATACAATCATAATTAATTTATTTAAGTTATTAATTGAGTGGATGAGGAGATTCGAACTCCTGAATCAACAGATTTGCAGTCTAAGCCATTAAACCACTCTGGTACATCCACGTTTATTTTGTATATATATTGCATAACAATCCTATAAAACAACTTATAACTATTACCATACAGAATATGAAAAATTTAATATAAGTTGTGACGTATTCAGACCCTCCTTGTACAGTCTTATATAATAGTCTATTATTGTTGTCAGTTATATAAAACACTCCATCATCTATTCTTAATAGACAAGAATCTGGTTTTATAACTGCAATATATTCTTCTAATTTCGTTTCTCTTTCCCTTACAGGAGCTACCGTACAACTTCCTAGAAGTAATACAAGTATAAGAATTAGTAAATATTTCATCTATTTGATTATTTAAATTGCAGCCCCAACGGGAGTCGAACCCGCTCCATACCGATAGACAGTCGGATGTCTTAACCGTTTGACCTTGAGGCTATAAATACTAATTAATATAATTCATCAATATTATGTAACTAATATATACTAAAACCGAAATAAAAGTTGCTCCTATGATTCCTAAAATTGTATATGTGGTGTATTTTGATATTTCATCATATAGATTATTCTTTGTTATCAAGAATATTATCATAAACACAAACGCAATTATGGCTAACCACAATATAATTATAATGCCTAAATCAATCATCATTAGATAAATATTAATTTAAATTATAAATAAAGAGAGAACACTTACAATCTCTCTTTAAGGCTTGAACTCCGTAAGTGTACCTAATATCAAAATAGGAATATGGATTACCATATCCAGGACCAACATTTCATTTAAAAAGTACACAGAGATATTGAACCTCTGTGTACTAACCACACTAAAATAAACCTGCTATGGATAACAGATTGTACCGAAGACAGGAGTCGAACCTGCACGGACATTACTGTCCAAGAAATTTTCACTAGAATTTAATCTAGTCGGACTATGTTATAACCATGCTCTTTAGGAGTTTAGGTTGTGGGTATATAGTCTCTACACATTTATAAACAATTGGAAGGACATCGGGCATTAATTTAATATATCCACCTTATTTTTATATTTCGGATACTCCTTCCATACTCTTCTTTTCAGCCTCAGTCGTATTTTTAATTGTTTAATTTAACTCGGCGTTATTATCATTTATAAGGCTGATACCTTTACCGAATTAGCCCACTTCTACATCAGGAGTTTCCTCCTGAGCACTCATACCTATATTCTTACCTCTATAGTTGTCTGTAATTGCATGACAGTTAGGACAAAGAATCATAAGATTTTCTATTCTTAAATCACTTTTTACTCCATTAATATGATGAAGTTCCAAAGCAATAGGTTTTCCTAACCACTCAGTTAATTTACAGCATTCACATCTATATTCTTTCACACCTTCTTTTATAAGTCTTTTTCTCAAGTTATTGCTATTGACAAAGTTGGAGTTTTCAACCAATATTTCAGATAGAGGTTGGGCCAATTTTATTTGTCTATAATTTTTCCTTGATTCCAAGCTTTTCCAGTCATATGTGAAATGTCTAAATTTAACTCTTTTATCTTTCTTTTCACAGTATCATAATTGCTGCCAGCAACTTTTGATCCAAGTTTACGAATAACTTCCGCATATGATAAACTTTCCTTTACTGCTTCAATAAATTGTTCATCAGTCCATTTTCTTTTACTCATTTGTGTAATATTAAAACACAAAGATATAAATAAAAATAGACTCTTCCGATTTAAAATTGTTAAATTTTGTTAAGGTAAGAACATTTTTTCTAAGTCTCTCATGTCTACCAGTTTCATCACTTCGGCATAAAACAGTTAGAGATTAAATGAAAATATCTAACTGTTTATTTTTTCATAATTGTAAATACAAAGATAAATGATTTATCCGAAACTTCCAAATTATATAATAAGAAAGTTTTAAATAAATCACACACTATTGATATTCAAGAACTTATAAACTTCCAAATATTATAGCTAATATTCCAAAAAGAGTTAAGCCACACATGGAATATCTAAACCATTTATATATTTTTGGAAGCTCTTCTACATCTCCTGGATAGGTTATTAACCCTAAACTAACTATACCTGATAGTACTGCCAGGAAGATACATATTTTAAATAATATACTATAAATCATATTAATCTAACATAAAATAATCTCTAACTAATCTCTCATTATACTTTAAGAAATCATCTCTTTGTTCTTTTGTATGAAAAGCAATGAACTCATATGTATTCCACATAGTATCATCTTTTATACTATTATTCTTTCTGTAAAGTATAAATTTAGGTATATCCTGATTGTTCCATTCTTCATCAGTAATTTCTCCTCCATAATGTGGTATTAATTGTGAAATTTGAGCCATAGCTAATGCTGACTTAGCATGTTTTTCTGTCAAAAATACATTTCTATTTGTACTGTCATTGGCTTGGTCTATCTCACATATATCCGAATGCGTATTTATATAGTAACCATCAATATATTTAATATCTTTAAAAGTCAGAGTTTTAGTTATCTCTTTGAATACAATAAGCTCCAAAGTACTGTTTTCCTTATCTATTTCAAATCCATCTGGAATATCTACTTTAAATTTTATAGTTCTTCTTGGACCCCATTTGTTTTTAGCTTCCTCTAGGGTCACAATAGGGTTACTATAACATGTTGTACATCTTATAATATCATATTCATCAACATAATACACAGCCCCAGGATCTGCATCTCCTTTCATTCCTCCAGAATTGTGGTATCCTAGGGATTTAAGGAATTCTACAATTTCCATGGCATTATTTCCAAAATGTTTTGATTTTTCTACTATTATAGCAAGTGTTTCCATAATTAAATTTATTTTATTAATAGTACTCCAACTGGGATTCGAACCCAATATTCCCTAACGAATGAGGAGTATTTAAATATAGATAGCAGGTATAAATACCTCTACCTTTGAGCATAAATCATATATCATAATCATAAATCTAACATAAAAATACTATCGCCTAGCCTCCAATAAAAGCCAGTAATACAGAAAGTAATTTAAATATAAATACCTTCTTACTATCTTTCTTTTTACATATAATCAACCATTTGATTAATAAAAAGATACAAAAATAGTATACAAATAGTACACCTGCGCTAAGTAATGTAATTAATTCCATAACTTTAATGTTTTAAATGATTAATAAAATTTATTTATTCCTCATACTCACATCATAATCATGAACATTACTCATTATATAACCTTTTTGACATTGAGGTTTCTAAAACAAATCCCTAATTGGGATAAATAACATAGCTATAGATGCTAGTGCAAATAGTACAGAGCATATTACAACTAATGCTAATACAAAAATCATTAATCCTTTGAGGATTATATCTAGTATTTTATCACTCATATTATTAATTTATATAGTATAAGGACTATTAGCTAGATAGTCCTTACTTAAACAATATTCACCCTGTACATCACTAAACCATTATTGGTTTATTAAATACTACAATGAGAATATGTATTCAAAGTACCACACTTAATACATATCCTTCATTGTTTCGGCTCTTATTGATAACCCAGTCAAGCCTCATCAGGTATTCTCCTGGAATGCTAAAAATCAAATTGTTCTTATATCCTCCAAGGAGTATAAAACTCTGCAGAAACATTATTTAAATAACATTCCTCATCAAACTTCTTTCCTCCTTCTGTATTTACACTATCCATAGCATACCAATCAATAGCCATTTTATATAAAATCGCTAAATCAAAGTACACTTTTTTCTTGGTTCTGTAATACATATTATTTAAATATGTAATACTATTCCAAGCACTTTTCCAATTTATCTCTTTCTCTGCCATAATAAAACAAAAAATGGTCAAGAGTTTTAACTCCTGACCATCCACTTTGATTGTTGATTGTTGATTGTTTTACTTTGTTTTGTTATTTATATCTGGTTTTGAAAAAATTGTTTGTAATACAAAGATTAAGATCAGTAATAAATAAATTATTAATGCTCCAATCCTTCCAATTAAAAACCAAATAAAAATCAAAACGGCAATTATGATTATTATTACAATATTTTTCATGATATATTTGCTAGATGAAATAAACTAATTCGAATAAATATTAATATTTAATTAAATATATCATTATCTTTATGTAATCTCAATCCTATTTAATTTCTATCCATTCAGTATGTGATTGATATATCTTATATTTACCTGTAGAAAGTAAATATTTAATACATTCCTCTTCAAAGGACGGATCTTTTACTTCTTTTTTTTCTTCCTTTCCTTTATTCTTCTTCAATTTCTCTGTGTATGTTTTATTCCATTTATGAATACTAGAATAATAAGTTATTAATCCTTGTTCAATAGGATTATTTAAATCTATTATATTAACAGGAATTCTTGCATCCTTAAACCAAAACAATTTTCCTAACTTATCTTTTCCAACAGATATAATTATCCCTGAATCAATTAATTTAGAAATAATATATTTCTTTTTTACTTTGGGAATTGAAGATAACTCCCTAGTTAAATCTCCTAAATGAAAATAAGTTTGATTAGAACTTCTTAAGGAATTCAAAGCTCTAGCAAACATTTGTCTATACAAAACTTTTTCTTGTTCTCTGTCAATTTTACTACTTCCCATAGTGTTATTTATTTAATGTGGTTAATATATATATTATTTAAATTATATCTAATAAAATAATCCATTCTCTAAAGTATATATGTGTATTTGAAAATCTATTGTGGCGCTGTTAAAGAAATATAAACGTAAGATCAAAAGAAGGGTAGAGAATGGATTATATCTTGATTCAAGTCTATAGTAATATGAATAATAAAACCCTAGATGATATAATATTAAATATTAATCACCTAGGGTAACTTACCACTATGGAACTCGAAAAATATCTTGTATCTAATTTAATAGATTTAGAATAATCAAATTTAAAGAATGATTAAGATTAGAAGTAATTAAATTAAAAAGAGGATAATTTCTTATCCTCTTTATTGTTTAATTATCTAAAGTTTTGACACAATGTTTCACAACATGATGTAGAAATGCCATAGATCAATAAAAAACTCAAAAATTAGTTGACAACAAAAGAGTTAAAATTTATTGAAATACAGTAATCATGATAAATCAATGCCACAACCTTTTAAAGTGGGATTAATAATATAAAATATGACAATATAATACAAATAATTAAAATCTTTCTAGTGTTAAGGTAAAATTTAGAAAAGATTTGGAGGATTTTGGGAGGATTTGGGGTGAGTTTTGGAGACTCACATCAACTTCCTACCAACATCTTAATATCAAACAACTTCTCCTTCAATTCTCTATTTTCCTCACATAATGTATAAATAATATCATAAGCCTGATAAGACCCTTTACAAAGAGTTCTTTTCTCATATCCAATCATAGCTAATTCAAACTTATTCAATAACTTTAATATATCACTCTGAACAGGTGATAGAATATTATATGTTAAATCCTTTTTATCTAACAAAGCCTGAATAAACTGGTTTCTTGTTAATTTAGTTTTTTCAATATTCTTTTTTACTGGTGAAGTTGTTGCTTTCCATATACCATATTCATTAATAAGTATACTTTCTTCTACTCTTGCCATAGCCATTTAATTTTAGTGTGAATAAAAATCGCATAGTTCAATGTTTCACAACATGGAACTACACTAATGTCTTCATAAATTCAAATTACTTATGTCTAACCTTCTGTATTTACACTGGCTTAGGACAGTTTGTATTTCTACAAGCTACATTAAACATCTTGTTACTCTACTTCGCAAGATGTTATGCATGGTAATACAAATATTTCGGCTCTTATTTATACTCGTTTAAGCCCACTTATATTAGATATACTAATTATAGTGAATCTAGACATTAATCTCTAGTAATCTTCAGGAAATATCGAGTTATTTTTATATTCTTCTAAGCATTCATTTAATGCAGAATCGATAATATCTACATTATCTTTAAATGCTTTCTTAAGATAATCATATACAAATATACAATCCTCATCAGAAACAAGAGAATTGACTTCTGATTGATAATTTAATGCTTTACAGAATCCTTTTATTCCTTCTTTGAATAGGTCTTTCCTTATTTGTGTTCTTTGTTCCATTTTGTTCCAATTTAGGTGTGTAAGCATATTTAGGTTGTTCAGCTTCTGCTAATAACCTTTTCATTTCTTGTACTCCTTTAGTTAAATCACCTGGTTGAACTCTGGAGTTATAAACTGCAATCTGTGGTAAGTTTTGCATAATATCTAATTTAAGATTATATCCTATAATCCCAATTAGGATAACTTCAGATATATTAAAGTTTGTCTCGTTACTACTTATAATTATTTAAATAGTCGGCCTATTTAAACAGCTCTGCTATATTTTACTTGGCACAAGCTAACCAAGATTTCACTATGGAAATACATAATTAAAGATTTTTAATACATAAGAAGGGACTTTAGTCCCTTCTTATTATCTTTTCACTAAGATTTGTTCACCTTCGAAATAGAATGAATCAAATCCATAATAATCTTCAATAATGTTTTCCATAGTGGTAAATTTTTAATGTGTTACAGTTTTATGCTAACTCCCAAGTAGCATTTTTTGTTCCAAACGGATTGTCAACTATTTTGATGCATTTCCATTTGGTTCCGGGAAGAATTTTTGATAAATCGAACAAATTTGTACAACCTTCCAATTTCTTCTTGGTTGCTTCATTTCTGTCGTCGTCTCCTCTGATGGCGAAGTTTACTGATTGGTCAGCTTTTGGTTTACCGTTGTACAGAACTTCTTTTACAATTCCATATGTTGATGGACGATTGTTAATCTCAACGGTTCTTGTACCAAATTTAGCATTTGCAGGAACTTCGATAGTATCACCGATTGCTGCACTTTGACCGAAACCTCTAACTGAAATTGCGAAATTTTTTAAGTCTTCTTCTTTTTCTAAGATTAATGTACCTAATTCTGCCATAATTTTTTAATTTTTGATTGTTTATTATTTTTGTTTTTTCTTCAAGGTGGTTAGGGGGTGTGTTGGGGAATACTTTAAGCTCGCGAGTCATATTCATAATTTTTAACATTCAAAATTTCAAAATTCTCCTCTAAATAAATCATTACCTCAAAATAAAAAGGTATAGGGTAGAAAATAATCTATCCCTATTTTTATGTGCGTACAATACTATGGGGGGGGGATTATATATAAAATCACTAAAATATAAAATAAAAAATTTTTTAATTTTGAATCTTCTTATTTATTTACTTTAAATTAATATTTAAAGAAATATTTATAAAATATGAATAAATAAATTTTAAATAAATCAATAAACAAACAAATAAACTAAAATTTATTCGAAGAATAAATGATAGCCCTGGCTAGGGTGTGGGTCGGTACTAGATAAGAAAGTTACTAGTTACTAGTTAGGGTACAGATTTGAGAAGTAAAATAAGAAGGAGAAAAATAATTTAAAGTAAAATTTTTAAAAATATTGCTTTAAATTCAACTTTAGAGGTACCAATTTTTTGGATTTAAATTAAAGCAAATGAGAGTTTAAGTTAAAGCAGGTGAGAGATCGTAGTTTTTTTCACATATACTTGAATTTAAATACTTTTTAACATTTGTTAAAATGGGATTGGTTCTATATTTAAGATAAAATATTGGAGTTAGTACTATAATAAAAATATTTTTACAGGTTTAAATATAAAGGGAAAATATTATTTTATGAAATTTATATTTTTATTGGTATTATTAGTTTTTTATGCTTAAATTTGTATTGCAAATATCTAAAATAAATAATAAATTTAAATTTAAAATGGGGAAAATAAATAAGCCACAAAGAGTTCAAATAGGAAAAGATTTAATAGAAAATGAAGATTTAGATAAATATAGTTTGTATTTACATTTAGTATTATCAGTGTATGCAGATAAAGATACAAAACAATGTTTTCCTTCTTTAGATACTTTAGCAAAAGATACTAAAGCCTCCAAAGCTACTGTTATTAAAAGATTAAATAATTTAAAAGATAAAGGATTTATAACCATATTAAATAGAGGGCGGAAAGGGAATTTATATACTTTAATAAAACCACCAAAATTATTGAAGGATAAAGAAGAATTTACTATTGAGTTTATAAAACGAGATGATTTAACAATAGAAGAAAAGATATTTTTTATATGTACTGCTCCCAAGACTTCAAAAGATGAGAATACCGGAATGGGGGAAATAAAAAATGTAAGTGTGAATAAACTCGCTAAATGGTGTGGTATGTCTTGGGGATCTACTAATAAAATTATTAATTCTCTAATTCAAAAATCTACAATTAAATTTGATAAAGATTTAACAATTGATTATACTAAAATTGGGCAGGCAATGTTATTTATGGTTGCCCAGATTCAAGAAAATACTGAAGATATTGCTGAGATAAAAGAGGAATTAAAAGAGTTTAGAAAATTTAAAGATGAATTTAAAGAGTGGAGAGAGAAGCAAAGAAAAATGGAAATGCAACTAAAAAATAATATTGAAGTTGTAAATTATGAAGAGATAAAATAATATTGGAATAATGAATAATATATTACGATTTCTACAAAATCTTGAATCTGGATATACCTCTCCAGATGAAAAATGGGATGTTTTAATAAAAGCTATTAAAGATCTAGCACTTCAATGTAATGATATAGAATGTAAATTAGATACATTAAAAGGAAATAATATGCATTGCTTAAATGAATTAAATAGAATTATAAACCAATTTAGAAATACATTATAAGTACGAGTAAAGCATTTAAAATAATTATTGCTATTATATGTTTCATAACAGCAATTATAGTAGCTTAAATTAGTTATTAAATTAATTATAAAAATATATCTATTTTTATTTGGAAGTTAAAATTTAATCCGCTATTCTAATGATATACATTATTAAAAGTGGACAATATTTAAAAATAGGATATTGTTCTAAACTCCACCAAAGAATGAGAGATTATATTGCTAATAATCCAGATGTGGAATTGCTAGGAATAAATTCAGGAGATAAAAACCTCGAAAACCTTATACAAAAAGAATGTTATAAATATAATTATAGAACAGAATGGTTTAAATATAATGAAAATGTTATAAATAATTTTAATAAATATATCTCTATAGATAGTAAACATAGAGTGTTAAAAGAATTATTGTTTGAATATATTTGTGATTTCAAACCCAGAATATTAGATATCATAACATCTAGTACTGTATATTCCTTAAAAGACCTAATAATAAAATTAATAAATAGTCCAAATATAAAAATTTCAGACTCAGTTAATTTAGAATCCTTAACATATACTCCATTTATATTAAAAGAAGTAATATCTTCTAATTCATTTATGAAGTTACTTAAGAATAAATCAAATTATAACTTTGCAATACATATTGCTAATATAGCTAATATATAATTTAAATCACACATGCTCCATCAATTCCTAATTCTGGTATATATTCTCCTAAATTTTTATTATCTTTGTAGTATTAAATAACAAAGTATAATAATATTAAATTAATCAAGCGTGGGAAATTTTAACTTCGGAAACTTTGACTTCTCACAATTTAATCCTACAGTAATACAAAATGCATTTAAGATGCTAAATTATATTCAAGGAAATATGCAGAGTATACAAAAAGTAATACAGGAAGATCCAGATTTAACTTCACCTGAGGCAACTCAATTAATAAATGAGTTAGGTGCAATTAAGTATCCAAATAAAAGTTATTTAGATAGACAAAAGATAATAAAGAAAGAAATGCAAGAATTACTTCCAGAATTTAAGGATAAGCTAAATGCGCTTAATAAATAATGTATCCATAATTAATTTAAATGTTATTCCTAATTTAGATACTATTTAGAATAGAATTTCTTTGAAATTTGATTTCTAAATAGTATCTTTGTTTTATTAAATAACTTAATATATTAGAAATGGAAAATTTGATTGACGAAAAATTTTACGAAAAAATCGATTCTGTTACACAAGATAGTTTAATGTCTATCGGAGTTGTATATAACAATCTAGTTTCTTTAATTCAAAATCTTGATAAAGCAGTACAGGATAAGAATTCCGAAATAGAAAAATTGAAGAAACTAATAAGAGACTTTGAAAAAGAGTCTTTAGAATATAAGAAGGAACTTAAAATGTACCAAGATAATGAATTAGTCTATGATAAAACTATAGATAATTTAAAAGAAGAAATAAAAAAACTCAAAAACTTAAATCCTATAGTAAATGAAAATATCAAAAGTAATCTTGGAGAATTAGATAAAAATTATAAAGATTTCTGTGAGCAATATGCACAATGGGAGTTAGAAGGATTAGAAGGATTAGAAAAGGGATTTAGAGTAGAAAATAAATCTTTTGATCAAGTTCTTAAAGAGTGGGATAAGTTAGATAAGAAAGGTGTAACTACAGAAAGAACCTCTAAACAAACTTATTCTCCTAAAGTAAATCTAAATCAATTAGATGGAAGTTTATTAGGAATGCATCCTATATATAAGGGATTTGCAGAATTAATGAACAGAACATTCGGACAGGAATATTTTACTTTTGAAGAACTAGAAAAGATGGTAAATGATTATTATAATTATGTTTATAAATCAAAAGAAAATGAGTAATTATGACAATAGAGGAATTAAAGGAACTAGCAGAAGTATTAAGCAAATTAAAACAAGATAATCTAGATATAGATATTAATGTAACTATTAAATCTAAAGGAATACCTCAAATATATTATCCAGACTGGACATGGGCTCCATTTAAAGATTCTAGTGAAAAGTATTGGTTTCCTGGAACTATTACTTGTTCTAATATAAATCCCGAACCTATTAAAAGTAAATAAAATGAAACAAAAAAGGACTAGCCTGTTGGTTAGTCCTTTTTTATTAAATCACATTTAATCCTTTATAGTAATCTACAATTAATTTGTCTAATGTGGGATTATCATACAAAGAAAAATTAGTCCATAAAACAAAATCCTGTATGTATCCTTTAAAATAATACTTTCTATTCTGCCATACACAACCTAAATGAATATAAGAATCATTTTGCTTTTCAGACAAACTACTATAATCTAATTCACCTAGTTTACCAGGATAAGATATATTTCTAACCCAAGTACCATTAATACAGATATGTGCTCTGGGAGAATTTTGTGTAGCTGTTAAAGAGTCAGCTTGAAAATCTACCATTACATGATACCATTTATTTGCTGTCATAGAAGTACTTGAGTAAGCTGCTGCAGCAGATCCTGAGCCAGCATAACATTCAGCACAGAATTTATTACTTTGCACACTAGGACTCCATCCTAAAGCATAACCAAATCCTTTAGTATTTAATCCAAAAATTGTTCCTCCTAAAACTCCAGAATAAGAACTGTTTGTGGAAGTTTGTTTTATTAACATAGAAGCACAAACTCTTTTAGGATGTTTTACTGACAAATCTAGTTTTATATCAGTAGTACTACAATATAAAGCTTTTCTTCCAGCTACTCCTTCTAAAAAATTATATGTAGATGGCCAACTAGCCCAACTATATGGTTTATATACTTGATTTGGGTCTGAACTTGATGGTATTGGAGTTTGATCTAAACTATTATTAAATTCACAAAAATGAATAGGATAGTTTCCAGTTTCTTCACTTATTTGTTGTATAATTGGAGTCAAATAACTAGATGTAGGCCAAATTTTTTCATCTCCCAAATAAATACAATCCCATTGATCTGTTCCTGTGTATCCAGATTCTAACTGATCAATTGTACCAGGATACATTGCCATAGCTACTCTCTTTTCTTTTTGTATTTATCAATTAGTATTAATATATTCGAAAATGTGCAGAATAATACTACTATTCCGAATAATATCTTTACATGTGCAAACATATATATAGTTAAAAATACTAATGCAACTACGTTAATAAATTCAAATATAAATTTCCCAATTTTACTAGCTAATACTTTAGCTATTATTTCTCTTATTTTATTCATACTTTTTTAATTTAGGTTTATCATAATTTCTCCAATATATCTTCTTTATCCAATCCCATCTTTTTCTAGTATCTAAATATTTTAGATCATCTTCGTTTATATATGCTTCCTTTTCAAAACATACATCATGATATGCTTCATCATAAGGAGGCCTTATGATTTCTATTACCCAGAAAAGAAAATATAGTATATAAAATATTATATATCCAATCCAAATTATCTTACAAAAATCTTTAGCCTGTGCGGAATGGATTGATTCATGATTTAATGTTCTTTTAGATACAGGCCGATCTTTATATTCTTTTCTTATAAATAATACTCCAAAAAGATTTATTGCATAAAATCCTTTAAATGGAATTATTGACGAGTATTTTATTTTCATTTTAAGTTGGCCAACATCTGCTAGTAATCCATTTCCTAAATATACTGCTATAAATTTTATTTATTTAATTAATGTTTCCATTTTCTTGCATTTGCAGCAAATGTAGCCCTCTTCCTAATTTTGGGATCTGAACTATTCTTCCCCTTTGAAATACATTTAGATGTAACTTTACCACCACAATATTTTGTAAATTTACCTTTATTTTCCTTCTTAATATGTATTTTTCCTCCTTTTTTTAAGAAGAGCTGAAGTTCCTTATCTAATAAATCTTCTTTATTATCCAAGTATTTAGATACATCTATACTGGATAAATCTAAATTTAAATTCTCTAAATTTTCTAGGTTTATTTCCATACAAAAATAATTAATTAAGTGACTATAATATATTCTGAAAAATATTTAAATTTCTAATATTGTTACTTTTTAATATCCAAAATTAGTGATAAATTTGCATATTAAAAAGTAAATATGAGTATAAATTAAAACAAGATTTAGGAATGACAAAACTGATTGAATTATTTAATGCTTTGATGAAGTATAAACTAATTAAACGTCCTAAACGCTTTTTAATTCTAATTCTTATTCTTGGAGTATTAGGAGTTCCAAAATACATGAATATGATTGTTGAAAATGGATTAAAAAAAGTATTAATTGAGAGATTAAACTATAATAATAAATTAATTACATACCGAGCAGAAATATCTTCTGATATAGATTCTCATTTAAAAGATCTAGGGCTTAGAATTAATGCTGACAGAGTATTTTTAGGAGAATTTAGTAATACTGTTACTGGTACATCAGGTTTACATTTCTTATATTATACTATAAATAATGAATATGATAAACCTGGAATTATTCCTATAGCTAAACAGCATCAAAAACAAAATTGTTTTAATTTAAAAATAGTTTCTGATGTAGTAAAGAATAAAGTTTTAGCTATTAAAGACATTGAAGATATTAAAGATTTAGATCCTATTACTTATTATACTGTAAAAAAGAATGGGACAAAACAATTATTCTTAATGTATTTTGAATTACCTAATGGAACTCCAGTAGGATTTATTGGAGTTAGTTATGAAAAAAATAGCTTTTATTCAGATACTGATATTTTTTATGAAATGTCAATGTCACTCAGAAAACTTCAAAATCTATTTAATTATGATAAGAAAGAAAAATAAAATATCGTAATATGACAATGAGTATGAATAACGGAGATGTAAATAAACATTTCCGATTTGAAAACATGGATTTAATTATAGATAAAGAGACTGATGATGTAGTATATAATGATGAAAAACATATCTATGTAGGTAAGTCTGGGATTGTACAAGATAAAAAATTTGTGTCTGTTACTACTCTAATAGGAATGTTCGAGAATAAATTTGATGGGGAATTTTGGAGTAAGTATAAGGCCTTAGAAGCATTAGTTGGAGAAGAGGAGTTTAAAAAGGTTAAATCGAAGTTATTAGAAAAGAAAAAATGGAGTAATACCTATTTAAAAACCTTTGATATATCTGAAGAGGAATTTAATGCTAAATGCGCTGAGGTTAAATTAGAATGGAAAAAGAAAAATGAAGAAGCATGCGAACATGGGACTAGAGTACATGCTAAACAAGAAAATACTTTTTATGTTAATCCAGAAAAAATGATTAACAAATTTAATATCGGAGGTAAATTTAAAGTAAATAAAAATTACCACAAATTAGATTTAGATACAGCAATGTATCCTGAAATACTTTTATCTTCAGTATCTAAAGATGGGCTATTAAGAATAGCAGGACAATCTGATTTATTAATCAAAGACGGTAACCATATTAAAATTTGGGATTGGAAAACCAATGGAAAATTAGATTTTGAATCATATAAAAACCCAAAAACTGGTAAATATGAAATGATGAAATATCCTTTAAATCATATAATGGATTGTAATTATATGCATTATACATTACAGTTATCTTTATATGCTTGGATGGTTCAAAAACAAAATCCTAATTTTATTATAGATGAATTAAGAATAATTCATTTTACTCATGACGGTCAAGTACATGAATATGTATTAGATTATCTTAGGGATGATATAATTAAAATGTTGAAGTATTATAAACGACAGTTAATAATACAAGATTTAGAAGAAAGAAATAAACCAGTAGTTTTCTAATATGGGAAAACTTTCTGATATAATTGGAGGACATGTAAAAGAAGTATTAAATGTTAATGAAGATTTATATTTAGAAAGAATAAAAATCTGTAAAACTTGTCCTCTATACTCAGATTCTCTAGGAGGTATGTGTAATGGTTCCTTGTGGATAAATCCAGATACTGAAGAGATTTCTGATATTCCTTTGTTTGGATGGGTAAAGGGATGTGGATGTAGATTAAAAGCAAAAGCAAGAAATAGAGATAATAATTGTGTTATAAATAAATGGTAATGTTTTAAAATTAATGAATTATGAGTAGTTTAATAACGAATGACAAAAATTTAATTCTTCCTAATGGATTAGAACAAGAAATTAAAAATGAAAAATTTAAAAAACTTCAGGATGAAGCTCTTCAAATTCAAAAAGAATTATTTAAAGAAAGAAGAGATCCTAGATGGAGGCTTGAAGTAACTGGAAACTTTGTAGTGTTTAAACCCTACGTGGATAGTCCATATTTAGCTCCAGAAGTTAATGGTCTTGTAATAAAAAGAGATATTCAAATAGATCCTAAATCAGGAGAAGCTCAGAATATGGAAGATCAAAGATTTATAAAGGTAGGTAAAGTAGTAGAAGTTGGTCCAGAAGTAAAAAGTATTAAACCTGGAATGGATATATTATATATTGCAGGTGGAGAGAAAGTTCTTCCTATATCTACTAATGAATTTGGAGAAGAAGAATGGTGTATGATTCAAGGAGGAAATATAATAATGTATGGATTTAAAGACATTTGATTATGGCAGAAAGAGTAAAACAAATAATGTTCAAACCAGGGGATATAGTTAGAATTAAACATTCTGAATTACAATATAGTCCTGCAAATATGTTAATTACCGAGAAAGTACTTAACAAGGATAACTCTCTTCAAGGAATGAGATGTGTGTGGTTTGATAAGGACGAGGTTCCACATGAAATGATACTTTCAACTAAAGATTTATTGCTAGTTAAGTCTGGCGAATAACTTTGAAGAGTAATATGATTTTAGATAAAAATTATATTACTCTTTTTTAATTATATATGAATTATGATAGATTTTTTTCAATATAATAATGCAACAGGACAACTTGAATTAAATGATGCAGGTATTCTATTAACTTCTGAATTTGAAGCATTACTAGAACCTAGAAGAAACGCTTGTGCTGAAGATATAACTGGACAATATAAATTAAGAGCATTTAAAGAATTCAAATATATTCATTTAATGCTCAATTGGAAGTCTCCTTATGCAGACTATCCTGAACAAGATAGGCATCTTGTTTCCATGAAAGATTCTAAACTAACTGAAGCCGAATTTAATGATGAAACGTTTAGAGCTGCATGTAGAAAATTTAAAGAAATAAAAGAAGCGGATAGAACATGGAAATTGCTTCAATCAGTATATAATATAGTGGATAAATTAACTATATACTTTGATTATATAGTTAATTTGGATGAAAGAGATGAATTTGGAAAACCTGTTTATAAGGCTAAGGATATTATAGCAGAAGCTAAAGGTGTAGGACCGCTTCTTGATGAAATTAAAGAAGCTGAAATTAGATATAAGAAGGCTCTTGATAAGCAGACTAAAATTAAAGGAGATCAAACTCCTGGATTGTTTGATAATTAACTATGGCAAAGAAAACATATGGAGCTAAGGGTAATGCAGATAAATTAAGAAAGAAGGAAGAAGAAAAAAGAAAGAAGGATGAAGCTAAAGCTTTAAAAGAATCTAAACCCAAGCGACAATACACTAAAAGAGAGACAACACAAGCTTTAATAGATAAAATAAATCCCCAAGATCTAGTTACTGAAGATATAGCAAAAGTATATTTCATCCCAGAGCATTTACTAGATGAACCAGATGAAAAGGATTTAATATTATATGATAATGATTATATTAGGCAATCATTAGAAACTTCAGATAAAATTAGAGAAGAAGTAGACAATGATAATTATACTAAATTATTCAATAATATAAATAAAGAGGATATAAGATTCACCGATTGGGATGTTAGAATAGGAGATAAAATAGAATACTTTGATCCGGATTTATCTTATGAAATAACTGGATATAGACCTATTACTGAAACACAAGGTTTAGATTTTGATCCCAATTGGTTTAGACAAGCAGCAATTACAAAGGAAGCTACAGGTAAATATAGTACATTTGAAATAAACGGACCTTCATATGTTAAATTCTGGATAGAACAACAAAGAAGATGCATAGAAGGATATACATATAATGGATATACAATAACTGGTGATAATTACTTCTATTTAAACTTCTATAGAATGGACTCACCTTCTATATTAAAAGAAAATTCAGATAAGAAAGTTACAGTAAGAAATGATTCATTCCCTATGTTCATTGCTGAGCAATATAAATACTTCCATTATGTAGAAATGTGTAAACGTTTAGGATTAAACGTTTTTGCATTAAAGTCTAGAGGAATCGGATGGTCTGAGATGGGAGCATGTTTAGGGGTTAATTTATATACAGTAAAAAGAAGGCAACAGGCAATATATACAGCATTTACTGATTTATTTGTTACTAAAACATTAGAAAAATGTTGGAGACAGTTAGACTTTTTAAATACTGAAACAGAAGGAGGATTTAAACACTTAAGACAGGCTGTAAATACTCAAACACAAAAGAAAGCATCTAAGAAGGATAAAGAAGGCAATGAATCTGGTTTTGGATCTATGATTACTGGTATTGTAGCAGATAAACCAAGTAAGGTCAGAGGAGATCGTGCTGAGATGCTGTTATATGAAGAAGTAGGATCAGATCCTGTTTTAATAAAAAAGTGGATTCAAGGAGATGCATTGATTATCGTTGGAGGATCCAGAATTGGATTTAAAATAGGATACGGTACTGGTGGAGATGAGGGGCCAGCAGTAGCAGGATTAAATGAATTATTTTACAAACCTACTGAATTTGATATATTACCATATAAACACAATCATACTGCAGATGGTGATTATATGATTTCATCTTATTTTATTCCTGCATATAGTGTAGTAATTAAAGATGGAGTAATAGATAAAAGAGGAGTATGTAATAAGAAAAAAGCTATTGAGTATTATAATTCTTTAAGAGATAAAAAAGCAGGATCTCCTGAAGGATATCTTACATTTTGTGCAGAGTATTGTTATAATCCTGATGAAGCATTGTCTAAACAAGGTGATAATATGTTTGATACTGCTTCTATTGCTGCTAGAATCACAGAACTTAAAGTACATAACTCAGGAATTAAACCTGATATTGGGATTGTGGATTACACATATAGTAAAGACTTAGGAAAAGATATTCTTAAATTTCTTAAATCTCCAAATGGGAAAGTTAGAATATTTGAACATCCTAAACATGATAGTGATGGAAATTTGTATCGAAATTTATATGTTGCAGGAATAGACTCTATCGACCAAGGTAAAGATCAATCTACAGGACAAAAAGATGTATCGGATTATTGTTTAGTTATTAAACGAAGAACTTTTGGATTAGAACCTCCGAAATATGTAGCAATTTATAAAGATCGTCCTAAAAATATAAAAGAAGCATATACACAAACTATTAAACTATTAGAATATTATGGGTGCCAAGCTGTTCTAGAAAGATCAAGAACGGCATTAATTAATCATTTTAAGGATAGAGGAAAACAAAACCTCTTGATGAGAAGTCCAAGTTCGGTTACTGGAAGTAATAAAACAGTTACTAATAGTGAAATGTTTGGAGTGTATCCATCTAAAGATACTATTATATATTATCTAGAATTAATAGCAGATTTTGTATTAGAATATTGTTATACTATAGACGATCTTGAAATGCTAGATGAATTAAATAGATACTCCTTTGAAGATAAACGTAAGTTTGATATTATAGCAGCGATGGGAATGGCAGAAATTGGAGATCAAGAGATAAGATCATGGGGAGCTATAGCTCAAAAATTAAGAAAAAGTAATATGAAAACATTTGGTTATTGGTATGATGAAAACGGAATTAAACATTATGGAGTTAAACCTGATCCTATAAAAGATCTAATGGATTTAGCCAATGATCAATTTGACACAATAAATTATGACCTCAGAGCAAGAAACAATCGTAATTAATAAAATTAAAGATATAATATGTGAAGTATATGAAGCTATATACGTAGGTAAAATGAAAGTTGAGGAAATAGAAGGAGGTTATGTACTCAGCCTATATATGAATAAAGACTTTTTAACTCCAACTTGCAAAATGTATAAGCAATGTACTTCTATAGATGAATTTTTAGATTATGTTAGAGAAAGTCTTTTAGAAAGAGACTTAAATCTAACTAGGTATTATGTAGGAGAAAAAATAGACTTGAATGACTACAAAAAAAGAAACAGAAGAAAAGGACAAGCGAATCCAGAAAATAAATCATACAATTTCGGATCTTGTTTATGATAAATTAGCTTTGAAAAAAGCCTATAACTATTATCATGGTAAAATGGATTTAGATCAATATAAACACATGGAGGAAAACTATGGTATAGGAACACCTACTCAAATTAAATTTATTCCATTAATTAAAAAACATGTGGATGCATTGGTTGGGCATTTTATTGATCTTCCATTAAATATTCAGATTTCATGTAAGGATGAATCTACTTTATCCAATATATTTAGAGAAAAACAATTATATATTTATTCTAAGGTTAAGGAAGAGTATATTAAAGATTTAAATAATCAAATACTGTCTACATTTGGAATACAAGGAAATCCTCTTCCAAAAGACCCACTAACTGAAGAATATTTAAATAATCTAATACAAGACTTAGATAAAAATTTTATCTCTGAGTATGAAGTAGCTGCCCAAAACATTATAACCTATTTATCACAATCTAGAGATATAGATTTATTTACAAAAGCAAGAATGTTGTTTACAGATTTATTAATTACAGGAACAGCTTACTATAAAGAATATCCAAGTGAAAATGGAGATAATATAGTATTTGAGACATTAGATCCAATAAATACATTCATTCAAAGAAATCCTAATAGTTACTATTTAAAAGATTCTCCTAGAGCTGTATGTAGATACAGAATGACTATTGATCAAGTTCTACATAAGTATAATAATGAACTTAATGAAGAGGATAAAGAAAAATTAAGAAAAGAACTATCTGTATTTAATACAGAGGACGATCAAAAATATGTTATTAGATCTACTGGACCTATCAATGCAGTAACTAATGATAATACGGAACTAGGAACTGGGGTATTAGGAGGTTTAGAGGTAAGTCCCATGTGGGATGGGAACAGTGCAGCATATGCTACTACTAGAAAAGATATTATTGTGTATGAAGTTGAATATATAGAAACAGATGAATCCGGAACACAACATAGGTATTCTGGAGTTAAAATTGGAGAAGATATATTTATTCTTAGACCTAAAGATTTAAATGTAGTCCGATCTAGAGATAATAAAAAGAGATGTAATTTATCGGTAAATGGGTTGTTTATGACCACTAGACAAAATCAACCATTCTCATTAGTTCTAGCTACCGCTAATTTACAGGATATGTATAATATATTATTCTTTCACAGAGATAATCTTATAGCTAATTCTGGTGTAAAAGGTAGTTATGTAGATGTTAGCAAAATTCCTTTATGGTTAGATGAGGATGAAACAGTAAGATTACTTAAATACATAGGATATAAAAAGCAGGGATTCGCCCCATTAGATCTTTCTCAACAAGAGCCAGGTTCTCCATCTCCTGTAAATACTATATATAGTGGATATGACGATACTTTACCATTAAATGCTGTACAAGCTATAGATTTATCCATAGAAAGAGTAGAACAAGCAGCATCTAGTATTACTGGAGTATTTAGAGAAATGATTGGAGGAATAGAGCAAAAAGATGCAGTTCATAATGTTAAAGTGGGAATGGAGCAATCATTTATTGTTACTAAACCCTACTTCTCTAATATGAATCTGATACTTAAAGAAGTCATGATAGATGGATTAAATTTAAGTAAACTGGTATTTAAAAATGGCATAACTGGAACAATAATATTAGGGGAGAAAGGGCAAAAGATATTTACAGCTATACCAGAAAATTTTACACTTACTGATTATGATGTGCATATAGTAGATGGTCAGGAATCTGTAAGAGATATGGAAGAAATGAAGACGCTAAATCTCGAATTGGTTAAAGCTGGTCAGGTGGATGCTGAAGTAGTCTTATCTACTATTGGATGTAAGAGTCTTACAGAATATAAACAAAAGAGTCTTGAAGCTATTAAGCGTAGAAAAGCTGAAATGGGACAAACTGCACAAATGCAACAAGCTCTCGAACAATCTGAACAAGCTTCTCAACAGTTACAACAACAATTACAGCAAGTACAACAAGAATTACAAAGAACTCAACAACAATTACAACAAGCTCTTGAACAATCTGAAAATTCCAAAGTTGAATGGTTTAAGGCTAAATCGGAGGATGAGTTCAAAAAAGAGAAGATTAAAGTTGAAAATAAAAAGGCAAATATTGAGATGGTTCAAATGTATGACAATAATCCACATAATAACGAAGTTAAATATTAATGAGAAACGTAAATATAAATCTTAAGATTTCATTCTCTGAAAATGGAACATCAGGATTTACTTTAAAAGACACAACTGGTATAGGATTTATGAAGTTTATGCCAGAACAATCTGGAGTATCTACTGAATATTATAGAACTTCTGATGTTCTATTTTTAGATTTAGTTAGTTATAATAAAATATCAGATAATAAACTTACAGGGTTTAAGTATTTAGTTAAATCGGACGAAGGATATAATAATTATAAATTTGATTATTTATCAGAAATAGATGGGTGGTTTACCATAGACCATATCATTCTTCCTACGTTAAATTACATGAAGAACTTTTTAACTCCAGCAGGAAAGGATACTAGAACTGAAGTAGTGGAGACTTTCTATGATGGAGCATATATAGTATATGACTCAGATAATGATACATACCTTCAATTAGAAGTTCTAAATGGAACCTACACGCAATCTAAAATTGATTTATATTATATTAAAGAGCATTTAACTAATATAAATTTAATTGGAATTGAAGAACAATTATTTTTAATAGGACATTTAGAAAAATGTTATGAGGATATGATTAAATATATACTATATAATAACTTATTCGAAGCATGTATTTATAAAGATTCTGATTTAAATAATCTATATAGAAATAGAGATATAGTATGGATGGCTTTGGAATTAATTAGAAGATTAATTAATCAATGTAAGTTCTTTGAAGCTCAAAGGTTACTTGAAAGAATAAGTACTTGTAATACATTCTGTACGAAGTCATTAGGTAAATTAAATTTAAAATTTAAAACTGGAGGATGTAATTGTAAATGAAAACAAGTGGAAGCCCTACAGTATTAGGATCAGAAAGTTGTAATGCAATAGAGCATGTAAAAACTAATTGCTCAGACCAGTCAGATTATACCGTTACTAAATTAGCTTTAGAAAGTAATGATACTTTAGTATTACAACAAAATCCTAGGAATGTATTAAAAGTTAAATTTCCCCAATTTGATGCATATAATCAAACAATTGAGGGATTATTAAAGAATAAAGTTGAAACAACTTTTGTAATAGATACTACAGATGGGTTAGGTGGAGGAGGAGATTTAACAGGGACTAAAATTACTCTAACTCTTAAACCTAATGATCCCCATATCCATTTAGATAGAAATGGAATATATATAGAAGAATTCACAGATGTAGAAACTTCAGGTACTGTTCCAAGTCCTACTGTAAAAGATGAAAAACATTATTTAACATCTAAGGGAACATGGGTAACATTATCTCAAATAGAGTATAAAGGAGAAATTAATTTAAGTACAGGTTTTCCAAATCCTAAAGATCTGGCTAAAGGATGGATGTATAAAATTGCAGATCTTGGAGATCCAAATGCTACTATAGAAAACTCCTATGATGGAAAAACATATAAATCTGAAGATGTACTTTTATGGGGTGGACTCTATTGGATAGTTATCGGAAAAACCAGTGTTAAAGTTAATTTATCTAAAGAGGCAGATAGTATTAGTAATACTATAATAAATTCTGCTGGAGAGGGGGTAGTACTTACCTCTGCAACATCACAAGTAGCTGGTTTGTTATCCGCTTCAGATAAAGAAAGTATATCATCTTTTAAAGGAGTAAAATCTTTAAATTCGTTTACTCATATTGATGAAGGTTTAAATTTAAATTATATTGATAGGACATTTGAATCTAGAAGAGAAACAAATAAAACCTTATTACTTCCATTAGCTACTGATACTACAAATGGTTTATTAGGAACTGTAGATAAAATTAAGTTAAATAATCTCCCTAATATTATTAGTAGATCATCATTAGAATATACTGAATCTACTTTGAATTTAGTAAATTCTGATACCGATATAGATTCTGGTATAACTAGTACTACTAAAATACCACTTCCTCTATCTACTTATACAGAAGGCAACTTTAAAGATGGGCTAATTTCTGGACAAAATACTAAAAAACTAGAAGGTATTTCTGGAATGCTTACGTTAATGGGATATGAATATAATATTGAACAACTAAGAATAACATTCCAAAAGTATAATGCCAACTCAGGAGATTTAATATCTGATTACTTTATTCTTCCTACAGCAACTAAAAACAAAAACGGATTGTTATCGTTTGAGGATAAAATAAAGTTAGACCAATTAGTTGTAATGGAACAAAAACAAGCAGATTATGATAATACTGATCCTGAGGATGTATCTTTTATTAGAAATAAACCTGTAGCATTAACTTCAACTGGAGTTAAACATGCATTAGTTCCTTCTACATTAGGAGTTTCCGATAAGCAGTACAAGATATTAAATGCAAACGGAGAATGGGTTGACAGTACAATGAGTAAGCCTGTAATAACAGTAAGTACATCTGAACCTACAGATCCAAGTTTAAGAGTAGATGGAGCAATTTGGATAAAAATACCTAAGGAGAAACGGTAATGGTTATACAAGCTGATCATATATACATATTTAAGGATGGTAAACCTATATCAATATATCTAGGAAATATATATAAAAATGATTCTATCTATGGTCTAGTAGATTCTAGATTTCATATAACCTATGAAGATAATTTTTATAAATTCTCTAATCAGTTTTATGATTTTAAAATTGAATCACTAAGAGATCCAAATGATAATACCGTTATATTTAAAGTAACTCCATTAAATGAAAATCCTAGATTTACTGATTTGACCATTGAGATATACAATCCACAAGGTGAATATAAATATGTAATAAATATTTTTACAACAGATAAATCTACGTACTGGGATTATAGAACAGAAGTAAATATCCCAGAGGGGGAAATTTGGACTATGAAGATAAGAGATTTAGATAAAACTGAGTATGATTATAAAGATCAATTCTGGAAATATAGACTTAGTAATAATAGTGTAACTGTATGAATGATAAATTAAATAGATTATTAACCAAGGCATTAGCAGAATTTGATCAAGTGCTAGAGGATTTTGAATATGGAAGATATCCTATTGATTATTCCTTTGTATTTGAGGAGCTTCAGTTTATGAAATTGCTAGATATAGATTGTGTAAAAGATTCTTATTTTAATGCTATATTAGAATACTTTTTAAATAATGGACAAAGTAACAATACCTTCCACAGATTGCAGTGATAATCTATATGGAATGGATAACTCAGAAAAATGTATAATTCCTCCGTTTATTAATTTTAGAATAAAGGATATTGTATATAATGAATACACTTATGAGTTATTAGTTAGGCAGAATCCTGATGTAATTAAAAAGGTAAAAATAAAAAGTGGGTTAGATTTACAAGATTTATCTCACTTAAATCCTGTATTATATATAACTACCGAACAGTTACCTTTAAAGATAAATGATGATGCTAATATAGTAAAAAAAGAAGGATCCGATTACTATTACTATTCATGGAGCAACAAATTTAATAGATACTACTACAGAAAACTTGAAGAGGGAGATGAGTTTTATGATTTACAAACTAAAATTAAATACCGTTTAGAAGATGGGAAATTAGTTAATTATTCTACTATAGATTTAGATATAGAATATACCGAATCTAATGTAATAATAACTAATAGTAAAGGAAATGGCATAACTATTCTCCCTGCAACTCATAGTACTGCAGGTGTAATGACTAAAGATGATAAAATTAAACTAGATAATATAAATTCATATGTGACCAATGCAGATTTAATTTTAGATCCAAAAACTCCTAATATTTATCTAAAGGTAGTTACATATGACTCTAATAATAATTCTTCATCAGAAGAAACGTTCTTACTTCCAGAAGTAACTACAACTCAAAATGGATTAATGTCTCCAGAACATAAAAAACTATTAGAAGGTTTATATGAAACTGTAATAGAAATTAATCCTAATTTTGAAACTAATGAAAATGGACTCACTTATTTTTATATAACTAAGAATCCATATACTTCAGAATTAACTAATCACCCAATTACGCTGCCTTTAGTTACTCATAATTCTAATGGATTATTCTCCAAGTTTGATAAGAGAATGATTGATAAATTTAGATTTGTTTATGTTGATAGAGCTATATCAGAGGTATATTATGATGGAGCTTTATTAACAAATGAGAGATTTAAAGTAACTAGGGATCAATATAACTATTATATAAAAGGCAATGATGGCACAGATTTGCTTATTGAATCATATGATCCATTAACTGGTAGAGCTGGATTATTTAATAGGCAAATATTTGAAAGCCTAGGAACCTTTACAAATACAACTCCTATAGTAGAGAATTTTAGAGGGTTTAAAAAAGGAGAAATCTTTGAACAGACTCCTTATGGGGATATAATAAATAAAATTTTATATCCACATTTAAATCCTGTAATTAATTTTGCATATATAGATCCAGATGGAGGAATATATGAAAAAGAATCATTAGTAAAATTAAATATCTTAGAGGTTGGGATAACCAAAAAATCTTATCCTATAGATAGGATTGAGGTTCTAGATGAGAACTATAATATTATTTATAGTTTTAGTGATTTATTTATAAGAGATGGAGGAATATTTAACTTTAACGTTCCAACAATATTAGATACTATAAATCAAAGTGAGATATTTTATAGAATAAGAGTAGTAGATACACAAAATGGACAAGATGAAACCGTAACAAGTAAATTTAAATTTATATACCCATACTATTACGGTATTATTCAAGATGGAGAAGACATTGATTTTACTAAATTAAATAAAGTAGTAGAATTAAAATCTAACAAACTAATAGATTTTACCGCAAATTATGAGAAAATAGTTTTTGGATACCCAGAATATTATGGGGATTTAGTAATCATTAAGGATGAAAATGGGTTAAATGTTAATGGTTTCTTTACTAAGGTTAGGAAGAATTTAACTACTTCCAATACTACAGTACCTTATATATTCTATATATCTAATTTAACTACAGCTGATAAATTTGCAATAAATTTTATGTATAATAAATAATGAATCTATTTTATGCTAATGGAACTCCGATTATAAATAGTCTTAAAGTAACATCGGAGGTTCCATTAGATCCAAGACTTACTGTTGAAAATATAGCTGAAAGAGATTCTCTAGTAACAAATCATATTTCATATGATAGAATGAAGGTGTATGTTAAATCTAATGATACTAAGTACATCTATCATAAAGATACTGGAGAATGGGAGATAGATAATAAATTTAGCGAAGAAGATAAATCCAAACTGGATAGGATAGATAACTATTTAATAGATACAGAACATATATATAATCCAGAGAATAAACTACTTTATAGAGAGCATAGTTATGACCCTAATACAGATATTACTACTTTAAGGGATCATATACTACAAGAAGCTAGAGTATCTGAGAATGGGGAATTATATAATGGGTTATTATCTAAATTCTATGTAAATAGGTTAAATAACATAACCAATTATTTAATTGACGTATCATTTACTAAAGGAACTGATGTACCTAATTTATATTTAACAACCCACTCATATAATCCTGATGAGGATAAGACTACATTAACTAATATAGATATTCCTTTAGCTACTGATGATAATCATGGCTTATTATCCAATTTACAAAATATAAAAGTAAATAGAATAGTAGATTATGTAAATAGAATAGATACGACTCATACTAATGCTCCAGATACTGGATTAACATATAATTATAATATATACAATCCATTTACCAATGCTAATGTAACTAAAACTATTTTAATTCCATTAGTAACTCACACCGAAAATGGATTAACAAGTTCTTCTGATAAAATAAAAATTGATGATATAGAAACGTATGTTAAATCTATAGCACTAAGACAAGCATCAGGAACAGAAGAACTAGGAATTGATTATATAATTACTAATCCAAATGATCAAACAGATACTCCTGGATATTTTAATATACCATTAGTTACAGATAGTAGAAATGGATTAGTATCTCCAGCTAGAAAACATTGGATGGATAATGCTAGTGGAGTGTCTAACACAGGAACTACTTCTGATACATGGCAATTAGATAAAAAGGATATAGATACTAGATTAGATCCTAATGGAGGAGTAATTATTAAAGATAGTGGTGGAATAGCAGAGATTAGAAATAGTACTGATTCAGCATATTCTGATCTTACTTTAAATAATATAACTATTAAAGGAGATGTTACTCTAGAAGGAGAATCTTTTGTTACAGAAGCAGAAACTGTAGAAATAAAAGATAATTTACTTTTATTAAATAAAGGTGAAGTAGGAGCTGGAGTTACTAAAGGAATTGCTGGATTAGAGATAGATAGAGGAACAGAACCTAACTATTTTATTATTTTTGATGAGTCTGATAATAGATTTAAAGCAGGAGTTGAAGGAGATCTTTGGAACCTAGCTTTAAGAGAATCAGATGATAATATGTTAGATGGATATTTTATTAGTTGGAATAGTAAAGATAAAATATTATCCACAACTAATATTGTGAATGAATCTACTCCTTTATTATTTGGAAGAACTGATTATAAGCAATATTCAGGAAATAGAACAGATCCAGATGGTAATTATAGTTCTTATGCTTTTATAAGTGAAGCAGAAGGTAATCGTTTATATAATTTTAGTGGAAGTAGTAACTGGAATATAGATACAGATAAAATTAATTTTAGATTTTGGAAACCATTACTAGGAACTACATTTAAAAGAGCATCTGATAATTCAGAAGTATTATATCATGCAGATATAGTTAATAATTTAACATCTGGTGGAACAAATAAAGTATTATCTGCAGAACAAGGTAAATTATTACAAAATTCTATTACTAGTATACAAGGATCTTATTTACCACTTTCTGGTGGCACAATGACTGGAAGTATTAACCTCCCATCAACAGATCCTCTTAAGATGATTATTAGTGGTAGTGTTGATAGTGTATTATCTTATTGGCCCTCAAATAATGCCATTGAATTTGGAAATAATAAGAGAAAAATATTTTTAAGAACTGATAATAGTAATATTATACATTATATTAATGGCAGTTCTTATTCAATATATGATGCTTATAATCTCCCAGATCCTGTAACATTATCTGGTAATAATACATTTACTGGTAATAACACATTCCAAGAAGGTAAATTTAATGTGGGTCCTTTTAGAGTTACAAGTAGTGGGAGTTTGTTTTTAGATATAAGTTCTCAAGCAGAAAGTGCATGGAGCAGAAGTATTACATTTAGGGCTAATAGTAATCCTGCTTCAGGTTTTATATTTGGAGGATTTAATTTAATTAATGATACTAGTACTGGATATGCTTATATAGGTATAGGAGATGTTAGGCATGATACAGCACAATATAAATTTTATAGTAATCAATTCTCTGTATCTAGTACAATGGTAGTTCCAGAAAGTTCATTTAGAATATTTACTGGAAACAGTACATTACTTTATCACAATCAATCAGAAAAAAAGGTACTATTTGGAAGCAGTAATTCTTCTGTATCACTAGAATTAATGGCTAATAATTTATATCATAGTAAATATGATTCAGCATCATCCACATGGAAAAAATATATTATATATTCTGAATATAACTTACCTAATCCAGCAACATCTACTGATTTAGCTAATTACTTACCATTAGCTGGAGGTACCTTAACTGGACAACTTACAATAAAACAATCAGTAGATATCAAATTAAGATTACAGTCTACTGATGCTGATAATCATTGTATTATACAAGCTATAAATTCACAAGCCTCTCAGTTAGGAGTATTTGGATATGCAGGAGATAAGTGGGCTATTGGACATGGTGGAACTTATTATGAAATCTGGGATAAATATAACCTAACTAATCCAGTTAGATATGCTTTAGATGCTAGTAATTATCCAACACTATTAGATAGTAATGGTAGTAGTTTTTCTTATATTAAAGCAGGACCAAGTGGAATATTACCTAATACTTCAGTTTCTTTAAGTAGTGGTGGAACAGGATATTGTGGTACTTTATATTGGTCTTTTAAAGATGGATATTTTGCTAATGTTCATACTTATAAAATACTTATTGGTCCTAATGAAACATTCATAGATAGCCAAAGTGGAGATTCTAATCATAGAGGTATTGGATTTTATACTTCCCAAAATGCAGCTTGTCCTGTTTATGTAGGAAGTTTATGTGTTTCAGATAGTTATGCTAATGATGCTCCTAATATATCTACTAATGGGATATATTCTAAAGGAAATATTAGAACTAATGGTTGGATAAGTTTTACAAATAATGTATGGACTGATGAGGGAGGAGCATATAAAGAAGAAAATGGGTCTTTAAAAGTTCTTAGTGTACCTACTGACAGCTCTCAACCTAAACCTTCTACTTATGGTAGTGTTTTACAATTTAATAGTAGAAAAAATCATTGGTGTACTCAAATTTGGAGTGATCAAGTTAATTCTACTGCTAATCCTAGCAATGGAAAATTAAGATATAGAACCACTAAAAGTTATGCTACAACTGAATGGAATCCTTGGACTGCAATAGCCACAGAAGATTATGTTGGTTCTAATTTTCTTCCATTAACAGGTGGAAATCTTACTGGAAAATTAAGTATCAAGTCTAGTGGTTCTAATTTATTAATATTAGATTCAAGTAGTTCTACAGAAAGTGTTATTCATTTTTTAAGAAGTTCTACTTCAAAAGGGGCAGTTGGTTATTATGATAATATAGGAGCTTTTATATATAATTTCCCTTCTAATACTTATTTATTTGTTAAAGATGATGGAAAACCTTATGTAGGTACAAGAACAGATTATAAGAAAATATTAACTGAAACAGATATTACTGGATATGCAACCCAAACATGGGTAAATAATCAAGGTTATCTAACATCACATCAAACTATATACAATTTAACATTCCAAGCTGGAACATTTGCTGCTAAAACATTTGATCCTAATGGTGCTGCAGCTACTGTTAATATTCCTACTAAAACTAGTCATATAACTAATGATAGTGGATTTATTACTAGTTCTGCATTAAATGGATATGCAACCCAAACATGGGTAAATAATCAAGGTTATCTAACATCACATCAAACTATATACAATTTAACATTCCAAGCTGGAACATTTGCTGCTAAAACATTTGATCCTAATGGTGCTGCAGCTACTGTTAATATTCCTACTAAAACTAGTCATATAACTAATGATAGTGGATTTATTACTAGTTCTGCATTAAATGGATATGCTACACAGAGTTGGGCTAATGGACAGTTTGCCCCATTATCAAGGTTTAATACTAGTACAGGATATACTACTATAAAAGTTACTGGACAAGAATTTAACTTTGATTCTGCTAATCCTGAAATATATATAAATTATAGAACTCTATCAGGTTCTACTGCTGTTACAAAAATTACTTGGAAAGGAGGTTCCAATTCAACATTATGTGTAGGAAGATGGGGTGATCTATATATGAATGATAATTTGGTGGCAACTCAATCATGGGCAGCAGAAAAGTTTCCAAATAAAACAGGAGCAGGTGCTAGTGGAACTTGGGGTATTAGTATTACAGGAAATGCTACTACAGCTACTACAGCATCTAAATTAGGCTCTACTACAATAGGAGGATCAGCTAAACCTATATATTTAAGTTCTGGAACACCAACAGCATGTTCTGCAACAGTAGGTTCTACTACAGTTCCAGTATACATGAATGCAGGAACAATTACTCAATGTTCTACTACTTTAGGAGTCTCTATTACAGGTAATGCTGCTACTGCTACTACTGCAACAAAATGGAATGGCTATAGTATTTGGACTGGTACAGAAGATGAGTTACCTTCATCAAGAGATGCTAACACTTTATATTTTGTAAAAAAATCATCCTAATATAATTAAATTCATGTTCGCATCATATCATACATTTACTTATTAAACACAATCTTTTTGACATTGAGGGAGTGAATAATATTTAAATAACCGAACTATGAATGAGAATATGAATTTAATCCCTAGTATAGAAGAAATAGTATGTAATGTCTTCAAAATAACACCTGAAGAACTTAAAGACAATAGAAAATTTAGATCACATACAGATGCAAGAAGTGTTTTATTCTACTTATTACATGTTAAATACTACATTTCTTTCTATGCTTTAGCTAGATACTATGATAAACATCACTCTATAATCATTAGAGCTGTAAATAAATGTGAACTTTTAAAAGAAACAGATAAGGATTTCTATAACAAATATCACATGTGTGTGAATTACAGGTAGAAAATCGTCTTGTATCTTAAATAAATTAACTATCTTTGTACTATTGAAAACGATCAATAGCGCGAAGATAGTTTTTTTATTGTTTAATTTTAAAATTCACGAATTTATGGGAAATTACAGTGCAGGCATAGAAGGTATGCCTAACATTTTTAATTTTATTCCAGATAATAGATCAACTGGAATGAATGATCTTCCTGGTCTTTTAGCCTTAACCAGAGATGGAAACAATAACAACAACGATGGTTGGGGTGGACAATGGGCTGTATGGTTAATCTTCATCTTAGCTTTCTGTAATGGAGGTTTTGGTGGATTTGGAAGAGGTGGATTTAATGGTGCTTTAGGTACTCCAGAAGTTCAATCTGCATTATCTAATGAATATCTGTTAACTGCTATCAGCAATGCCTCTAGAGATAATGTAAACTTTGTACAGAATTTAGCTACTCAGTTAAATTGTGATACTAATGCAATCCAAAATGCAATTAATCAGGTATCCAATACTGTAGGTTTAGGACAAAAAGATATAATCAACCAAATCTGTGCTTCAAATAGTGCTATTTTAAGTACTGTACAATCTACTGGATGTAGCATAGAAAATGCTATTAATCAATGTTGCTGTACAACTCAGAGATCTATTGATGCTGTAAACTTAAACTTAACTAGCTTAGGTTATCAAGAACAATTAAGATGTCAAGAGCAAACTTGCAACATTAACAATAACATGAATGCCGGATTTGCTAACATGGGATCTAAAATAGATCAACAAACTCTTGCTATCAATCAAGGATTCCAAGGAATAAAAGACATGTTATGTGATTATAAGATTGAGTCTCTACAGACTAGAAACGCTGAATTGTCTAATAGTGTACAAACATTACAACAATACAACGCTTTACAAGCTTTAATCAATCCTATTACAGCTAAGTTAGATTATCTTGAATGTATAATCCCTCCAAGACCAGTTCCAGCTTATCACGTTAATCCTTATGGAAATGGTTACGGATGTAACAACGGATGCGGTTGTGGATGTGCTTCTGCTTCAACCACAGTAACACCTGCCTAGTTAATTTAATACTAATCAAAAGGGAGAGAAATCTCCCTTTAATTTAATCTAATGTTATGAGTGTAATAAATAATAAAGGTTTTGTTGATGAGGGAGTTACCTATCTTCAAGTAGTTGAAAAATTTCCTACAGGAATTGCTAGAGAGGGTTTTTCTAGTTTAATTACAGTTGGAAGTCCAGTTATTACTAGAGTAGAAACCTCAGACGTATTCTTATTGAATTATTCGCTAGTGCACACGATAACTTATAGACCTGTTGCTTGTTCTGCTCTAAAGACTACAATAAAGAATTACAACATTGTGATTCCTCTAAGGTTATCAACCCCACCAGCTGTAGGAACTTTACCTACAATAACAACTACTACAACTGTAGATGATGCTATCACATTTACTAATACTTGTGGTGGATGTCCAGATGGAGTATTTAACAAATTTACAAGGAATGTAGCCCTAGAATTTGAAGTTGCGGCTGCTCCTGCTGCATAATTATAAATTGTACTAAATCTAATGTCATATGAATTTTGGAGAATTAAAACCAGGCGATATTTTATATTTAATTGATTATAATCAATTTAAGAAAGATTTAACATATATAAAAGGGCTAGTTCAATCATCAATAGTAAACGAACCGCCAAAGGATAATAACTTAAATAACGTTTATCAATCCTTAATGCAAAAAGCTGGAATGAATACCCAGCCTGCGCAGACTTTAACAATTACTGCATTATTTAATGGAGTACAATTTCCTTTTACAGTGACAAGGGATATGTCTATAGCTAGAGCTGATAATAGAACTATCTGTATAACTAAGGAAGATGTATTACAGGAAATAAGAGTAAGAAAGACTGATGCTACTAATCAATTAAAGTCTTTAGATAGATATAATAAAATATTAGAAGAATGTGAAAGAGTAGAAAAAGAATTATTAGCAGATAATCCTATACTTGCCACAGCTCCTCCAGATGACAGTAGACTATTAGCTTTAGAACAGAAAATTGAGGAACTTACAAAACTTATAAGCAATGGAAAAAATAAAGAGACTGTTAGAGGAAATGGAACGGAACAAACGAAGCCGTAGAGGTAACAGATACGATAAAGAGGATAGATATACCCCAGGAATCTATAGAAGAAGAATGGGATTTAGAAGAGATGATGAAGATGATGAAGACGAGGATAGAGAATTTGAAAATAGAGGAATGGAAAATCATTTCCAAAGAGGAGGAAGATTTGGAAGAGAGGAAAATAGAGATAAAAAATTTGGGAAAATGAGACACATGAACTCTAGATATAATACTATGGAAGACGAAGATGAACTTCCAGAGGAATTAAGAGATCTTGAAGAAGAGGTTTGGGAATATATAGAAACTCTTAAAAAGGAAGATCCTGAATTATTTTGTTTATTAAAATGTGATCTATGGAAAGCCTTAAAAGGACCACATTTTGATGAAGAATTTGCAGAAGAAGCTGTTGAGGAATTATGTGAAGAACATGGAAAAAGAGAACCTAGATGGAAATGTGATGAAGCTAAACAAATTGCAGAGAAATTTGGAATTAAGTTTGGAGAAAACTTCAATAAACATGATTGGTTCTATGCTTTGAATCTAATGTATTTATTATTCTCACAGGTTATGCAAGATAATTTACAATCATATGCTAAATGCGCACATGCTTGGTTAAATGATAAGTGTATTCCAGAGGGTAAATCTTTCTGGCATTATCATAGATTTCTAAAAAGTAAAGAAGAGGAGTAATCCTCTTCTTTTTTTTTGTCATATATTTTATATTAGGAATATATTAAATATTTCATTATATTTGCCTCATAAAGTGTAAAAAGAATAGGTTGTAAATTTTTAAGTTAAAAACTAATGGAAAAGTTTAAAATAGGAAAATATCCACATAATTCTGGAGGTGATGTCCTAA